GGGAGCTTTATTATTCCCTTTCCTGAGATCTAAAAAATTTAATCTACTTGGAAATATTGAACCAAGATCGGTTTTTCACACAAAATCTGAAAGCCAGTGGAAAGCTAATTTCAAAGGTATACCTTTCTTAAAAGGGTATGAACTACCAGAAGATTGGCATCCAGATATCATATTATCTAGCCCTGATTGTGGTAGTTGCTCAGTAATGAGATTATCTAAATCTAAGGCTCTTGGAGACCCTAAAAGTAATAAAAGTATACAACTAGTATTCCAAGCAATTCAATATTACGAACCCGCTCTCTTTCTTATAGAAAACCTACCAAGATTGCTATCTCTCATTTCTAAAGAAATGTTAACGGACTTCTTTAAGAACTATAAACTTATTTTTCACGAAAGAAGCGTTTCTGACTTTGGGAACTCCCAAGTATCAAGAAAGAGATTAGTTATTGTCGGGGTTCATTTAAACAAGGGTAAGAGTTATTTGGATTCATTTAATGAAGTGTTTCAAGTAAATACTCCAAAACTTACTAGAGATTTACTAGTACAAGCCCCACAGGAAGCTTTAATTCCATTCTCTGATAAAGTTTTAGCCATGTATGATTATCGGAAATTACCTGAAAAGAAAAATCTTACAGTCAGACAAGTAAGACAACTTTGGACTCATGATTTCAAAGATGAAAAGAAATGGCCCATTAAAACTGCTAAAATGAGTACTCTCCCGGGAGTATATCGATTGGAAGATGATAAACCTCCTTTAACTCTGAGACCTTCAGATAGGCAATTCAGACCAGATGGTTATCCTTTGGGAATAAAGGATTTCAAGGCAATTATGGGATTTCCTGAAAACTACCGAGTATTTATTCGGGGATTTGCTACTTGGGATCCTAAGACTTATCACTACTGGTTAAATAAAGCCAGGTATACACTTGCTAAAGGGTCAGTATGTGAAATAGGATTATGGTTTAAGAAATGCCTTAATTTTCAGTGAATCCCCCCTATATAAATCTAATAGGCTTTTAAAGGGTATTGGAATAAGGAATATTGGAATAAGGAATACTGATATAAGAATCAATCAGGAAAAGGGATTGTTAAGGGAAAAACAAAGCCAGTTTCGTAACTGATTGAATTTGAATTAGTTGGCTTATGCCAGACTTGGCAAATGAATGCCAAGCACCTGATATAGAGTGAGTTGACTATTATGAATTGAAACCGAAAAACTCAAGTAACAATGAACAAAGAAATTTTATACAGAACGGAAATATTACCGAAAAATCTGAAGAGTATGTTTAATCTCTTAGCAACTCTTTATAATCGAGTTGTAAAGAGTCACAAGGGAAAAATCAGAATGAGTATTACTCAAGATTCAAAAGGAATCGATATTCGATTTAGAATCCCGACTACTGACTTCAGTAATAATTTCAAAGTAATTTTGGGAGTAATAATTGACAGATACAAAACAAAAGATGCTTATCTCAGATCAAAAGATGAAGAAGCTTAAAGTTGCTATGATAGTCCTTTTACTAGGATTTACTATTTACCTTTGCTTCAGGAATTACAAACTGAATCAACAACTCAGTATGTTACCTGATAAAGAGATCATTCAACATACTGATACAATTTATTTGAGGAAAGATTTCCTGCCAATTTCCTACGATAATTTACTTAACCCAAGTAGAATCCTTCTCTACAATTCTCCGCATTCTTCGGTTAGCCAGGGTTTATGCAGTACCGATTCAGCAGAGATATCAGAGAAGGATTCTCTTGTTCAATTAGTAATCGATAAGAATCAACTTACACTGAGTTTCCTTAATCAAAATTCAGGAATTTATTCTAGTAGGTTATTCAATATCGACACTAATAACTACAAGTATTCTTGGTATAACGGAAAACTTACCACACAAGAAATTAAATTTAGAATAAGATTAGTTCCTTATGTTTATGGTAAGTACCGACCCTTTAACAATCTATGGGATTTGGGAACAGGAATTTCAATCGAGACTAAGAGATTTAATTACAAACTGGGGATAAACAGTTTTTATTACCCAAGATATTTCTCAGGTATCAAAACTGATTTAGAACTGGTAGTAACTTATAAATTTTAGATTTTATGGCAAAGAAGATACAGGAAACATCCACTAACCTTACAAGAGAAGAATTATCTAATCTATCTAGGGTTACAACGGATGTTTTCTTTTTCAGTCTTTTTTGTTATGTGATACATCCAGTGAGAGGAAAGGTTCGATTTGAATTATATCCGTATCAAAAAGCCGTACTATACCAATTTATACTCCAGAGATTCAATATCTTGTTAAAGTTCAGGCAAGCGGGTATTACAGAACTTATATCTATGTACTGCTTATGGCTGGCATCATATCATCCTAATAAGAAGATAAACATTATCTCCATTAAGGATACAACAGCTAAGAAGGTACTTAAGAAGATTAAGTTCATGTATAAGAATCTTCCATGGTATATGCAAACCCCGATCATTAACGGAAGAACTGGGGAATTTGGTTCTGCCTCTATGATTGAATTCGATAATGGTTCATTCATAGAATCCATCCCAACATCTTCAGAAGCCGGTCGTTCAGAATCTCTTTCTCTCCTGGTAATTGATGAGGCTGCAATCGTTCGGTGGGCTTCAGCTATTTGGGCAGCTGCCTTCCCTACGCTTTCCACCGGAGGTTCAGCCATCATCAATTCTACTCCATACGGTATGGGTAATTTTTACCATTCAACATGGGTAGATGCTATAGCTGGAGGTAATCCTTTCAATGCTATTCGATTATATTGGCAGATGCACCCAGAACGGGATCAATCTTGGTATGACCAGATGGCTTCTGCATTGGGTCCAAAAAGAACTGCACAAGAAATCGATGGAGACTTTCTTTCTTCAGGTAATACAGTATTTGATATGGCAGATATCAAGGCTATCGAAGATTGCTTAAGTGATTATCCAGTTTTAAAATATCGTTTCAATCGTCAGTATAGACAATTCAACGAACCAGATCCAAATAAACAGTACTTTATCGGTGCAGACGTTGCAACAGGTAGAGGTTCAGACTATTCTTCTTTCACTTGTATGGATAAGCTGGGAGAAGAACAAGTTGTGTATAAGGGAAGAATGGCAGTAGATAAATATGCTAGGTTACTGGGAGATACTGGGCAATTATTTAACTTTGCTGTTGTAGCTCCAGAATCTAACGACGTTGGGTTAGCAGTAACTTCTGCTCTTCAATCAGAAGGTTACCCTAACCTATACTACTATCAAAAGCTTCTGAAAAAGAAAGGTAAGTCTAGACCTGAGGTTGATAAATCTCCTGGTTGGTTAACTACCCAAAAGAATCGTTCAGTAATCATAGAGGGTCTAGAACAAGATATTCGAGAAGAGAATATCATTGTGAAGGATCCCTTCTTTGTTCAAGAAGCTCCTACCTTTATATATGATGGTTTGGGTAGACCCGTAGCCATGGGTAAACACAGAAATAATACTTCTGCTGTAGATGTGGATTTGGAAGGAGATGTTTATTCTGATGATGATATATTTGGTAAAGCAATTTGTAATCACATACGAAAAGGAAAAACTAATGTAATAATACAACCGAAATGAAAATTCTTAAGTTTTTTGGATTCGATAGAAGGAATCGATCTCCAATACAAGAAAACAAGGCTAATCCTCCAAGTAAAAAAGAGGAGGTACCTATTTCACCCGGTAGAGTATCGGAACCGGATGATGACCCAGGTAACTTCATTCATACATTGAAAGGCTTAACTCAGATGGTTACGCCTTCTTTTCGTGTTGAAGTGATTCAGCTTTTAAGGGATTTATATAAAGTGAATCCAGATGTTAACATAGCTTTACAGGACATGTTTAAGCTTGCTAATACTGGTCACAACATAACCTTCCCTAATAATACCGATAAAGAGGCTGATAAGATGAGAGATCATCTTTCTAAGGTATCCTCTAAATGGTCTAACTATACTGCTGGTATGGATGGTTTGGTAAACAAGATGATAGTTCAATTGATGATTAGTGGAGCTATCTCAGTAGAAGCTGTACCAAATGAAAAGTTAGAGGGTCTAGCTACTGTATTATTCCTCAAACCAGACAGGATAGTATTCAAAAGGGAGAATAATGGTGTATACAGTCCATATCAGAGGAACACTCTTTGGAATGGCTCGAATAAGCAAGATTATATCAAACTTAATACAGAGACCTACTGTTATGTTGGTATGTATAATGATACTGATGAACCTTACGGAATACCTCCTTTTATGGCATCTTTGGATTCATTAAAGGGTCAGCATGATATGAAAACCAATTTTAAACATATCATGGAAATCTGTGGTATGGTTGGTTTTCTAGAGGCTTTGATGGAAAAACCACAACAGAAACCTAATGAAAATGTAGAAGCTTATACTAAAAGATTAAATAGGGAGCTAATACGTTTGAAACAGAATGTAAGGGAAGGTATGAAGGATGGAGTAGTAACTGGTTACATTGATGACCACCAGTTTAAACTTAACTCTACTTCAAAAGAGATGAGCAATATTGATAAACCCTGGAATATGAACCAGCAATCAGTTGCTAATGGTTTGGGAGTAAATGGCAACCTAATTGGAGTACAAGCTTCCATTGGAGAAGGAGCAACTGGTATTATGCTTTCTAAGCTTATAAGTCAGCTAAAGAATATCCAAATGATAGTTTCTTATGTTCTTAAGTTTATTTATGAACTAGAACTACGTCTGGCTGGCTTTGATTGCAAGGGAATATCCATTACTTGGGGATCATCCACTATCTCTGATGAGGTTAAAATCCAACAGGGTAGACAATATAAGATTCAGAACCTTGACTTACTTTACAAGGCAGGTATCATTTCTCAATATCAATATGCTTGGGAAATGGGTTATGATTCCCCTTCAGAAGAAGAACCAAGAGTTTCATTGGAAGACCAATTTGCTAAGGGAGGTAATTCAGACCCACAAGAGGGTACTAAGAAGAAACAGAGACAGGACGATAAGAATCAATCCGCTCGTAGATCAAGAGATAAAAATAACCCGGCTCCTTCACGAGGAGATCAAAATACTAAATCAAGATGAGTAAACCGATTACTAAAAAGAACAGAGAACATTTAGATTCTTTAGTGATAGGTAGTGGTCATACTATAATGGCTGGGTATATCCCAACATCCATAGAACCACAAACCTTCTCGGAGAATTTTTATAAATGGGCTCAAACTTCTAAGGAGTCAGTCAGTCAATTTGGTTTTTGGGGAGGAGAAATAGATTATAATACCTATTATCCTGACTTGAAGCCAGAAGAACTTACTCCCAAAGATGAGGAGTTTATTGAACCAATGTTCAGATTATTATCTGCAACTATTGTGTCTAAGAACTGGAATCCTACCGATTTTAGTCAAAACGGAGTATTAAAAGCTTCTATGAGAATGCTCTTGGGACAAACAGTAAACTGTGACCATGAGACTAATATTGGTAATGCTATTGGAGCTGTATCACAAGTTATCTGGCAAGATGAATACAAGGATGGTTCTTTTGTTATTCCTGCAGGTATCAATGGTATATTAAAGATTGATGGTAAAGCAAATCCGAGAATTGCTAGAGGCATTCTTATGGATCCCCCATCTATCCATTCTAATTCAGTAACAGTACAGTTTAAGTGGGATAAGTCTCACCCAAATATGGAAGATAACGAATTCTACCAGAAACTGGGTACCTATGATTCTAAGGGAGTTATGGTACGAAGAATCGTTACTGAAGTAGTAAGATACTTAGAAACTTCTTTGGTATCTCATGGAGCTGATGCTTTTGCTCAGAAGATTGGGGATGATGGTAAAATCATTAATCCCAATTTTGCCAAGAGAACTTGGGCTTCATACGAAGAATATAGAGATGATAAGTCTAAACAGTATTTCTTCTATGATACGAAAACTGATCTAGCTTTGTTCAGTGAAAATAACGATACTTCCCAATCTTATGATGATAACCAAGGAAATCAAAATCCTAATAATAAAGATATGAATGAACTACAAAAATTTTTAGAAAGAATCTTTGGTAAAGATTGCCTTACTCTTGCCGAAGGTACAGAGATGAACGAGGAAACTGCATTTGCAGCCATTCAGGAATTGGTTAATTCTCGTAACACTCTTCAGACTACTGTGGATAACTTAACTACAGAAAAAACTTCTCTTACAGAACAGGTTACTAATCTGAATGCAGAAGTTGCAAATCTGAAAGAAATGGCTCAGGTAGGTAAAAACCACATTGCATCTCTCCGTGAAAATGCTGTTGCAACCTATAAAAAACTTATGGGTGACAAAGCTGATGAAACTATCGTTACAATGTTGAATGCCGAAACTACCGGCATGGTAACTTTGATCTCTCTTACTAAAGATTACCAAGCTCGATTGGAAGAAAAATTCCCAATGACCTGTGCTAAATGCGGTTCTCATGATGTAAGCCGTGCTTCTTCTGCAGCTGAGCCAGAAGATAAATCTGATAACAAAGCTACTGCTCAGAATTCCGAAAAGAGTACTGAAGAGATTCTGAAAGGTATCTATTCAAACAAATTAAAATAATCTCTAAAATAAGAAGAATATGAATACACATCCTACTACTAAGCTGGTAAATCAGGATCAACCGATGACTCTGTTTGGTGAAAAAACTCCCAGAGCGGTGATCTATAAGAGTGAATCTAACAAGTTGCATCAGGCTTTCTGTGTAAAAGAAAACAAAGTTATTCATCAGGGTATGCCGGTAGCTTTGGATACCGATGGTAATATCGAACCTTATATCCCGGGTGGAGATGGCAGCCAGGTTTATCTGGGTATAGCTATAACTGACAACATTAACCCTGCTTATCAGGCTCAAAGAAATTTCCCCGTAGAAGTAACTGTAGCTGTAGAAGCTTTCATGGTTGTAAACTGGGTAGCTAAAAAGGCTATGGAATGTGGTTATGTAAAACCCACAGATACCCTGTTGATTGACCGTTTCATCACTGCTGAAACTTCAGACGATGAAACAAAATTCATTAGCATCGTACCGGCTGATGAAGCTAATGATATTATTCAAGTATTGGTACGCTAATCATTAACTGAACATTAAAAGAACAATGAATACAGAATTTGCACAATTGAAAATGGAAGACCTTAGAAAGGAACTTCCGGAAATGGTAAGAAGTTTGGAAGCATACCGTCAGGGTTCCAACAACACATTGCCTATTGAAGTTACTCTGGAAGAACTGGTACAGGGTAAATATGGTGTATCACAGGATGCCTTCTTCGAAAAGTTGGGTATTAATCCTAAGATTGATACAATGCAGAACATCTTCACTATGCCGCAACAGAATATCCGTTGGATTGTACCGGAAATCATCCGTGCTGCTATTACAACTGGTATGCGCCAGGCACCTTTCTACCCGAACATCATTGCTTCAGACCAATCCATTAATGGTTTGCAGGTAACTATGCCGATGGTAAATATGTCGGATGCTGCTCCCGCTAAGGTAAATGAAGCAGAAACAATTCCTTTGGGAGATGTAAGCTTCGGACAGAAATCAGTTTCTCTGTTCAAAATCGGTAAAGGATTTAAACTTACTGACGAAGTTAAGAACTACGTTTCAATCGATGTATTGGGAATCTATCTCCGTGACTTTGGTATTCAGTTGGGTTATGCTATGGATACTTTGGCAATGGATGTTTTGATGAACGGTAACAAAGCTGATGGTTCTGAATCTGCTCCGGTTATTGGTGTATATGAAACAACCAACGGTATTACTTATAAAGACTTGTTGCATATCTGGGTTCGTGCTGCTCGTATGGGCCGTAACTTTACTACTATGATTGGTGGTGAAGACCAGGCTATCGAGATGTTGAACTTGCCTGAATTCAAAGAACGTCACTCAGGAACTACAGAAGCTACACTGAATATCAAGTCTCCGGTTCCTAACAAGGCTGACTTCTATATTCACCCGGGAACTCCTGACCAGCAGTTGTTGATGGTAGATACCAGTGCTGCCTTGATTAAGCTTACTGCTAAACAGTTGATGCTTGAATCAGAAAGAATCGTATCTAATCAGACTGAAGCAGTATATGCTTCTCTGACTACTGGTTTCTCTAAGATGTACCAGGATGCTGTTCTTCTGTTGGCAGCTAACAAGAAATTCTCTGAAGCTGGATTCCCGAGCTTCATGAACATTGACCCATACCTATTGGTTAACTTAGAATAATATCCGGGATTTCTTCATTGTATTTTTGTCTAATTTCTCCCCGAACAGTTTCAATCCATTCTGTTCGGGGTTTTATATTATAACCTAAAAAAATAAAAGATTATGGCTACTACTTATATTGTAACAGTTGGAACTAATGCCTACAGTTTTAACGACCAGGTAACAGGTATTTCAATTGCAAAAGGCGAAGAGAGAGAACTTACTGCCCGTCAGTACAGAACAAAACGTATTCAGAAAGCTTTAGTTTCTGGCCACTTGGTTTTAGTTCCGGATAAGAACAAAACTGCCAAGTATACTGCTGAGGATATCGAAAAGCTTGACAAGAAGCTAGCTGCTCAGTTTGCAAAGGGTATGGAAATCAGTAAGATTGCCAAAGCTTATTCACTTGAAGAAGCTAAGCTGATTGCTAAGAAACATGAAATCGAAGCTGATCCGAAAGATACCGTAAAAGATATCCTTGAAGTTTTACTTGAAGATTTCGAAGAAAACAAAGAATAAACAAATCCGAATATAAATGAAAAAGAATCTAGACTTCACATATGTAACATCAGGTCTGGAAGTTTCATTTAGAGTATTAACCAAAGTCCCGGCCAAATCCATTTTTGACTGGGACTTTGGCGATGATAAGGGAGAGGTTTTCAATGGTGGAAGACATCAATCTTACTCTTATGAGAAGTCTGGATTTTATGATGTAACACTACATGTCACTAATTCTGATGGATTAGATTTGACTTGTACTCGAACTGTAGTTGTATGTAATTATGGGCATACTACTCTTCAGGATACCATCTACAATTTAATAGATAGGTATATTCCCAAAGAATTGCATGAGAGTATGACCATAGAAGATAAAACTGCATACATAACTAAATGGCAATTATATATCTTCCCACTAGTAAACCATGTTATACCACCAGATAAATATAATGATGAATTATGGTATGAGGGACTAGAAAACCAATTAATTATGGAATTGGCTGTATGGGATTATCTCAATATACAAATACAAAATATACTGTTGGTTGCAGGAAACAGTTTTAGAGAAATTATCTCCACTGAATCTCATGGACCAGACCAAGATGGTGATTCACCTGGAGAACATGCTAGAGGAGATAGGATAAAGCAAATTACTACAGGTCCTACCGAGGTACAGTATTATGATAAGATATCCGAAAGTATATCTAGCTTATGGAGTACTTATTCAAAGATGATCCAACCTGGAGGGTATATGGATGAACTAAGAAAGAATCTATGTATGCTGGCATCTAGGTTAGAGATATACTTACCATTCTGTGATCAAATTGAACGGTTAGTAGTACCAAAAGTAGTAAATCATCGAAAACCAACTCCTTTGGGAGGACCTAATCCAACAGCCCCTCTCAATAAAGCAAGTAAACCTTCGTTAACCATAATAGATAAGAAATCATGACAAAAGAACCTTGGAGAATGGTTAAGAACCATTCTTGGAATAGGTATAAAAAGATTATCACTGATTTCTTAGACTGGGATGCTGGAAGACAAACAATTACTTGGGCTAAACATGTTAATCAATATCTAAATCATGCTGAGGATGATAGCCCAAGATATTATAATATTCCCATAGAAGCTTTATGCTATTACAATGCTTTTAGGAATTGGCCTATTAATAAGGCTACTGTTTCTGGAGAATTAGATGATGAGAACCTTTCTATACTTATTTCAAAGAATTACATAGAACAAATCGGATATCTCAATCAGGAAGGTTATTGGAACTTTAACTGGTCTGAGGATAGATTTGTTATCAATGGGATAGTATATAAACCTTCTGGAGATACTCAAGTATCTCAGGCTAAAGATGAAGCTTTGGTATTCTTGGTAATCCTCAAAAGGGATAGAAATACTAAAATCAAATTCGTAGAACAAAATCCATAAAGATATGAAAATGTTAATGTTACGTTTCACCAAGCTTAACAATGTAGAGGGCGATTGGTGGGACAGTAATCTTATAATCTTGAATGGACCTTCTGGAGTTCACATAGAAATGCCTGGTACTGGTAATTCGGCTACTACCATGCAATCTATGACTGGTATGAAGTTCGTATCAAATTACCAAGATTACTTTGGAGAGGTATGGGATAAAGATATACCTCATATAGGCTTTGGCCAAGTTATTAAGTTCAGAGTTAGGAAATTACCTGATTATGCCGTAGTAGTTGGGGATATAGAGGATGGAGGAGATGTTGACCCAGATAATCCAGATGATATCCCAAATGCTTTTGCTGGTAAAGAAAAAGAATACTTCCGTGGTAATAACTCAGAACTGTTATTGGGAAAGAATAAAGTAACACCTTAAAATATATACATATGTACGTTAGTAAATACTACACTTGCGAAGAGATTGACCAACGGCTATTACAGGGTTATTATGATGACTCTTTGGCTCATGGTTTTGTTGGAACTCTTAAAGAGTTCTGGGCATTCTTCTTATCAATTGCAAACAAGGTAGATAAGAAAGAAGGTTGGGATTTGTCAGAAAATAACTTCTCTGATGAATTGCTAGAAAAACTGAATGGAATTGAGGAACATGCTAACTACGTTACTAAAGTTTCTCAACTAGAAAACGATTTGAAATATCAGACTCAAGAACAAGTTGAGAAATATATACATGACTTAGTAGATGGTGCTGATGATGCTTTGGATACATTAAAGGAATTGGCTGAAGCATTAAACAATGACCCGAACTTTGCTACCAATATCACTAACCGATTAACTGAATTACGTACTCAATTAGAAGCTGAGGTAACTAGAGCTAAGAACCGTGAAAACGAATTAGCTTCTCAGATTAAGATTGTGAACGATAACTTGGTTAACTCGGTTAATACGTTGAATGCAACTATCCTTAAAGTAGTACAAGATATTACTAGGATGATAGAAGCAATCAATGCTCGTATTCAAAAGGTAGAAGACCGGGTTGGTGATTTGGAAGTAGAAACTGACAATAACTTAACTGAAGCTAAAGAATATGCTAAGGAATTGGTAGATAAGGAAGCTGCTGAACGTAGAGCTGCTGATGAGAAACTGACCGAGGCTGTTCATCAAGTACAGTTAGACCATACTAGGGATATTGCCGACTTAAATAATAAGATTCTAACCGAGGCTTCAGAAAGAGCAAATGCAGATGTAGCATTAGAATCTAAACTGAACACCGAAATCAGTGATCGTAAAACTGCAGACCAAGAACTTGAATCCAAGATTAATGCTGAAGCTGCAGCTCGTACTGCTCAGGATGAAGTATTACACCAACAGATTGTAAAGGAAACTTCTGACCGTCAGAATGCAGATAATGGTTTACAGCAGAACATTACTCAAGAAGCTCAGAACCGTCAGAATGCAGATACTGTACTTCAGAACAGTATTGATAACGAGAAAGAAACTCGAATTGCTCAAGATGAAATCCTTGACCATAAGATTGAGGATTTGAAAACTCAGGCCGGTACAGATAAAACCGAATTGCTTGAAAAACTAGAGCAAGAAAAGCAAGAACGTATTGCTGCCGATAAAGACTTAGATAATCGTAAGGTAGATAAAAGAGAAGGCTATTCTCTTACTAAAAACGACTTTACCGATATTCTCAAGGCTAAATTGGATGGCATTGAAGAACATGCTAATTATATCACAAAAGTATCTCAGCTTATCAATGATGCTGGTTATCAAACTGAAGCAGATCTTCAGGCAGCTATTGAAAAGATTATTGGGGAAGCTCCAGAGGTTCTTGATACTTTGAAGGAGATTGCAGATGCTTTGGGTAATGACCCAAACTTTGCAACTACAATTACCAAGAAATTGGCAGCTATTACCGAACAATTGAATCAGGAAATTACTAATCGTACAGAGGCTGATGCCCAGGTACAGGCTAATGTAGATAAGGAAGTTACTGAACGTAAAGAAGCCGATACCGCTCTTGAAGCTAAACTAAAAGAATATGTTGATAACGAGGTAGATAAGATTACTGGTAACACTGATGGTATTCAAGCTAGTCTGAATAAGGAAATCCAAGATAGAAAAGATGCCGATGCTGCATTACAAGCTGCTATCACTAAGGAAGAAACGGATCGTAAGGCTGCTGATGCTGCATTAGATACTCGAGTAACTGCTAATGCTACCAAGATACAAGAATTGGCTTTATCTATTCAGGATGCGGTAAATACCGTTAAAAATGAACTTCAGGCTAAGATAGATGCTTTGCAAACAGAAGTAAATGCTAACAAGGCAAATATCCAACGTAATACTGACAGATTAAATGACCAGATTACTAAGGAAGCTGAAGATTATGCTGAATTAAAAGGCATGGTTAATGCAGAAGCTGAAGCAAGAGCCAATGCTGATACTAATCTTAAGTCTCAGGTAGATAAGGTAAATATCGACTTGAACACTGAGGTTTCAAAGAGAGAAGCCGGTGATACTGTTTTACAGCAGAATATCGATAAGGAGATCTCTGATAGAACTTCAGCAGATACTTTATTAGATAATAAGTTCACTGGCTTGATAAATACTGAATCTACTGCCCGGGCAAATGAAGATGAGAAAATCAATGCTCGAATCGACCAGGAGATTAAAGATCGTAAGGCAGGTGATGATGCTTTAAGCACCAGAATAGATAGCCTCAATAGTGGAGTAACCGGTTCTTTAGATGAGCTTAGGGAGAAAGTAACTAATAACACTTCTGCTATTCAAACCGAAGTAGAAAGAGCTAAGGCTGCTGAACAAGCTCTTAAGGATTCTCTGACTACAGCTATGGAAAATCACAAAGATGATTTGGTAGCTATATCTAAAGATATCAATGATGAGGCTCAAAGTAGACTACAAGAAGATACCAAGCTTCAGAATAATATTGATACCGAAACCCTTAATCGTACTCAGGCAGACACTCTGTTAGAGAATAAGATTACTCAGGAAGTATCAGATAGAGTTCAGGCTGTTGAAAACTTGAATGACCGAAAGGTTGATAAAGTAGATGGCAAAGAGCTTTCTTCAAATGACTTTACCGACTTATTAAAAGCTAAGTTAGATAATATCCAGGAATTTGCTAACTACATTACTAAGGTATCTCAGTTGGAAAACGATTCTAACTATCAGAATGCCGAACAAGTAGAAGCTGCAATCCAAAAGGTTATTGGTTCTGCTCCTGGAGTATTAGATACACTAGAAGAGATTGCAAAAGCATTGGGAGATGATCCTAACTTTGCAACTACAATTACTAATAAGCTGACTGAACTTAAAGGTATTATAGATAAGGAAATCTCCGATAGAACTGCAGCTGATGAACAAGTTACTCAGAAGTTTACTGAATTAAGTACTACTCTTAATGCTACAGTAAGTGAACTGAGAACTTTCGTAACAGAAACTCGTTCTGAATTATTAACAAAGGCTCAGGCTCAGGATGAATTAATTGCTAAGAATACTGCTAATATTCAACGTAACTTAGAATTAATTCAGGGATTACAAAGTAATCAGAATACTGGTTATCTTGAAATCAAGGAACTATTGAATACGGAAATTGAGGCTAGAAAGGCTGAGGATATTCGTATTGAAGCTAAAGTAGACAAGAATACTCAGGACCTTACTACAGAACGTAATGAGCGTATTGCTGCCGATAAAGTTCTCCAGGATAATATTGATGCTGAAGAGGCTGCAAGAATTGCTGCTGATAATGCTCTGGGTAAACGTATAGATAAAGAAATCGAAGATAGAAAAGCAGCTGATACCGCACTTGAGAATAAATTTAATGGTATTACTAACGGCTTAGATGAACGTCTTCAGAAAGAAGAAGCTACTTCAAATGCTTTACCCTTAACTATGGTTACGGAAATTGATCCGAACTTGGTTATCAACGGTACTTCTGCTGAGGTAAACTTTAAGAGTTCTGTAAAAGGAGAAGGTAATCTCTATGGAGAACCTATGCCTCGTAAGTTTGCTATCCCTGCTTCTACAGATGCTAAAGCCGGTCTTCAATCAGCTGCCGATAAGAAGAGATGGAATTCTATGCCCAATGATTATATCACTGGAGCTAGTTATACACCTAAGGCTGGTGTGGTTACTACTAACATAAGTAGAAGTACATATAACTCCGATGAAGGTATACAGAAATCTAATGATTTCACTGTAGATATCCCCGCTTCTACTGCTGAGAAAGCCGGTGTACAAACTGCAGCAGATAAGAAACTGTTTGATAGTACTCCTTTAGATATATTATCTGGAATACGACCTTTAAAGGATTCAGACCCAGAAGTTTTTAGATTCCAGGTAGATAGTCACTCTAGATGGGATTCTGAATCATCTTCTGCTAAGGATATTTACGAAAAAGAACAATTTAATCTGGAAGTTACTTCTGCTACTAAAACTACTGCAGGAGCTATGACTGCTGCTGATAAGGTTAAGTTGGATGAAACTTTACCTCAGCAGATTGCTAAGGAAATCCAAGATAGAAAAGATGCCATTGAAGCCTTGAAGAATTCTTCCGAAGCTTCCCTTGCTCAAGAAATCGAGGATAGAAAAGCAGCTGACCAGGCATTAGACACCAAATTTACTCAGGCTATCAAAGAAGAGGCAGATGCTCGTGCTGAATACGACCAGGTTCAGATGCAAAAGATTCAGGAAGAAGAAGAAGCCAGAGCTGCTGCAGATACTGCTCTTGAGAATAAGTTACAAACTAATATCAATAACTTAGAAAAGAAACATGATGATTTTGTAGCAACTAAGGGTAAGGCTAATGGATTTGCATCTTTGGATGGTAATGGATTAGTACCCTCTAGTCAATTGCCTTCTTATGTTGATGATGTTATCGAAGTTTATGCTACTTATGATGTCAGTGAAACTGGAAAGCTGAGCAATATTAAATTATATTCTGACCCAGATCATGCTAATCCTATTACTGGAGAATCAGGTAAGATATATTTGAATATTACCCAGGATGAACCCTCTTATCAATTCCGTTGGTCAGGTACTCAGTTTGTAGATAGTAATACTTCTTCACTGATACTTGGAGAAGTTACTGGTACTGCTTATGATGGAGGTAAGGGTAAAGCTTTAGCTGATTGGAGAAAATCTCTGAATGATAATCTAAAGTTTTATTCTCACATCAAGGATAACGAGGCTTGGACTAGAAATGCTACCGAAGTTAGATTAAATTTCTATTGTTCAGATTTTGGTAATACTGCAAGTGTAAGTACTCATAATCAACCTATCCCAGCTGCTACCAAAGACTTAGCAGGTGTACAAACTGCAGCAGATAAGAAACTGTTTGATAGTATACCCTGGGGGATTATATCTAATGTTCAAGGTTTTGAAGAAGATCCTTCATTAAAGGATAAGAATGTAGTTAAATTAAAACTAGAAAACTACAATCGTACTCCTAGAGGAGAAGAGGTATTACCAGAGTATGAAAAGCTGCATTGGACCGTTACTCTTCCTTCAGCAAGTGCTGAACAAGCTGGTACTATATCTGCAGATCAATTTAACAAACTTAACTCTGGCCTGAATGGAGACATTACCAATGCCCTGAATGAAGCTAAGGCTTATACTGATGCTGCTAAAACTGCATTAGAGAAATTAATCCAGGATTCTGACAAAGTAATCAAGGAAAGCTTAGATGCTCATATTGGCAATAAGAGTAATCCTCACAATGTAACCAAGGCTCAGGTAGGTTTAGGTAATGTACAGAACTTAGCTCCAGCAGATATGCCAGTATCTACTGCTCAGGCTGCTGCTATTGCAGATGCTAAGGCCGCAGGTACAAAAGCTCAGACCGACTTAAATACCCATGCAAACAGAAGAGATAATCCTCATAATGTAACTAGAGCTCAATTAGGATTGGCTACTACAGACCAAGTAGTATTTGCTAAAACTACTGCAGCTTCTGGTTTCTGGAAGGAATCAGATGGTAGATTAAAATCTCAAGTAGAGAATTTAAACCATACTCTGGACCAAATCTGCAATATACCCACGGTTCACTTCAAGATGAATGGTAAATACCAAGTGGGAACTATTGCTCAGAGCTTAGAGGAAATTGAACCTCTGTTGGTATCAGAGAATACTATACCTGCTTCTCAAGTACCTAACCAATCTAGATTCGAAACTTTCGTCGGAGAAGATGGTCAGGAATATGTAAAAGTAAAAGTAGTAGAATATGAAATGCTCAGTGTCATGGCTCTCGAAGGAGTTAAGTTATTGAGAAAAGAATTCGAAGACTTTAAGAAACAATTAAACAATAAGTAATATGGCAGAAATAGCAACTTGGAGTGCTATTCTGAATAAGACCGGCCTTGGTAAGACCTCTAATGAGTGCCCTACCAAGGCTGAGTTGTTAGCACTCAATAATGGTAAGGACTCCAATGTTGACAAGGTTATTGTAATTAGTAATGCTGCTAGCTACGGTAACAATGAATGTGTCAAGTTAGAGGATATCAATGCCGAGCAATGGATTTATACATTCCAGTGGGATCCGAATGGTAATCCTTCTTTTAATGCTCCAGCTACTGGAGGTACATACCCCTTTGGTTCATATGCTTCTAATCGAGTTAAGCAAGTAAACGGTGTTAATACTACTATCTCTCAAAGTTTGGCGAATGATGTCACTAAAACTTCGGAAGGTTCTTGGTATACTACAGATTACGACGGTAATAAAGGTAGAATAGTACCCAACAATACATCTACTAATAGTAAATCAATCACTGTAACTTGGACTCAGAAGTATTCAGGTAAAACTATACAGGCAACATTTACCCAGGCAGCAGGTAGAAAAGTTTATTCTTCATGGAGTTATAATTGTAGAGTAGATAAAACTTCTTTCAGTTACAGTGGAGGTCAATCTAATGTAACTGCTAAGAGTGCAAGTAGAACTTATACTTGGAATGGTCAAGGTAGTAGTTATACAGAATCAGAAACTGCTACCGTAAGAGTTTCTAGTCCGGCTTCTATTAGTGGTAATAGTATTTCTATCCCAAGTAATAGTGGTTCTGCTAGAAATTTTACGGTTACTTTCGATTTCCCAACTGCTACAGACCAGACTATCTCAATTTCTCAGGAAGGAGGTCAAGTAACCTATGTAGATCACCTATCTATATCCCCAACTACTCAAAATGTACCTGGAACTGGTTCAGGATTTAGGTTGACAGTAAATGCCAATTATGATAAATATATAAACGGAACTTATGTAGAAAATGTTAGTTCTACTTATACTTCAGCTGAAGTAGTTGAGGGAACTTCATCTGATATTACCATCTCTGGTAAAAGTTCTAGTGGATGTACTATTAGTGTAGCACCAAACCCTAACTCATCACCTAGACCTTTTAAGATTAAGTTTACTTACGGTACGGCAACTCCTGTATATTTAACCATTACACAGAATTCGGCTGAGGTAACTTATCCTAGTAGCGGTATAGTATTTGAACATAGTACTCAACAGAATAGTGGTTATAAAACTAGTACTTTATCCATTGGTACTGTTGAAGGTAAAGGAGGTAATATTTCTTTTTATATAAAAAGTTATAGGTCTAGATATGTTAACGGTTCTTTAAGTTCTACCGAAGCTATTAAACCTACTCTTATTTTGCCATCCGGAGTAACCGAAACTATTACTAATGTGAGTGGTTATTACTTTAAAGTAACTATTACCATACCTGAGCATTCAAAGCCTGCAAGCAGAACTCTTACAATCAGAGCTAATCAACCTAATGGCTTAGATAGAGAGTTAGTACAAACTGTATACCAGAGTGCTTCAACTTATGAGTTTGGTATTAGAGAAAACTCGGGGGATTCTTTGAGTACTTCTCTTACTTATTCTGGTTGGCCAAGTTCAGATTCATCATACAATAGACCTGTAAGAGTATATTCTAGGAAGAATGGTAATCAATTCCTTAATTGGGCTTTATCTTCTAATGTGGATTGGATCACTATATCTGGTTCAGGTGCTGGGGCTACATATAAGGTAGCCACTAATAACAGTAGTTCATCTAGAACAGGAGTAATAACCTTTACTCAGGGGGAATCTGGTAAAACTTGTACTCTGACAATAATTCAAGAAGCAGGAGATGTCTATGAGTTTTATATTACTGACTCAGATGGTAATGGGCATTACGCCGATTTCACATTCTCAGCTCCTTCAAAGGGATTGGTAAATAAACATGTATTGAATCTTATCTCTACTCACAATGGTAGCCCCTTATCTGCAGACGATATAGAGGGAGTCCATTCGGAGATAACAGAGAAATTAATCGGCTTGGTAATAACACAAGATACTCAATCCCCATTCAGGTTTATAGCAAATATAACTAAAAGTGGATATATCGAAAGAACTGGAGCAGATACTTATAGACAGAAGGCATCTGGAAAAACAGTGATTTTCAGAGTTCTTCAAGAAGCTAAAAATAATAATTTCAGATTGGAATTAAGTTTAAATATTCCAAATGGTAATGATCAAGATACGTGGGGATTATTTGATACGGCTAATATTCCTCATACTTCTGACTTTATGTATGATATGAGCTTAATACGTGAGGGTATTATAGTGGACTCAGTAGAAGGTAAAATAACTGTGAATTCTATTCAAAGTACTACTAAGGATAGAGGGATTGGAGATAATGTTTATGTATGGGCCTATAATTCTGTAAGAGGTTTATGGTTATCAATTGGTAACTTTAGGATTGAAGAGGGGAATAATACCCATCATTGGGATGTTTCTTGGCCCACCTAGACAATTTAATCCTAAACACAACACTAGTACATTTATTGATAGATAAATTTAATTATTAACTTTAAAACTAAATCATTATGGAAGTTAAATCTGGTGAAGGTACTGTAGTGGTTGCGGATCGTAATCGTTATAGTGATGAATGTTGTAATAATCGAGGATGGGGCTCCGGTTGGGGTGCTGTCGGTGGAGCTTTAGTAGGTGGTGGTTTTGGTGCTGCTGCAGTTTCTGTGTGGGACAAAATCAATGACACAAAAGCTGATATCCAAAAAGTGGAATCTACTGTTCAGGAAGCAAAAGCTGGTATTTACAAAGACATATCTGATGCTGCTCGTGGAGTTACTTCTGAAGTTGCAGGAGTTTCTAGACAAGTAGAGGGTGTAGGTAAAGAAGTACTTAACAATCGCTTTGCTACTGAACGTGGCCTTTGTGATCTTGGTTATAAGACTAATTCTGATATCCGGGATTCTCGTGATCAAATGGGAGCAGGGTTCAATCGGGTTATGGATCGTCTTTGCCAGATGGAACATCAACAGTCAAATTGCTGCTGTGAAATTAAGAGCTTAGTTAGAGAATCCGAAAACAGATTAGCTCTTCAGGCAGAACGTAATCCTTGCGAGGTAATGAAAGGCCAGCAAGAGATTAAGTGTCTGATTGAGAACACTGCAAAAGACCAAGAAATTGCTAGACTGAATCGAGTAGTTGATGCTCAAAGAGATCAGAACATTATTAACTCGGTAGTACAGGCTTTGGGTAATAAAACTGCATAATTTCTATTAAAGTTGATTAGGGAAAAGGGAGGTACCTGTAGCGGGTATTTCCCTTTTTTCGTTTTAATCTAGTAAGAAACATGGAAGAGGATAATAAACTACAAACCTTTACTCTCCAAATGCAACTACCGGCTCCTAATTTAGAGGTAGCAAAGAGAGTAGCCGATGAAGCACAAAGACTGATAGATATCTATGGATACTATAATTTCTTGAACCTAGTAGAATTTATGAAACAGAATCCCAGTATGGTTCAAATGGGATTAAGTCTAATCAATAAAAATAATGCAGTATGGAAGAAATGAAATTTAAATCATTACAAAGAGGAGATTCAGTCTTTACTCTAGAAAGAGACAGAAGATCAATGTACCCAATCTTTGACCGAGCTAAAGTAGTAAAGGTAGGAGAAAGTAAACCCAGAGCTAATGAAAATGGTGATGGCTTTTCTAATCTTATAGAAATTGTTCTTCAAGATTCCATTGGTACAGTAACCGTATATTTACCTTCGGATGGGAATGAGGGTATTTATAACAATGTATACTACACTTTAATTGGAAGTAATATTGTAAACGAAGTATCATTGCAAAGGTCACAGGCTCTTGGTATTATTAATAATGTAGGTAAATACGAGAACATAATAAAGGAATGCGATAATATCCTTGCTATGTTTGAAAACAAGGAGCCCACTAATGGTAGTCAATTCAACGAAGAATTCGCTTCATTCAGGAAAGATGTAGTATCAGTATTACAATCACAACAGCAAGCCATAAACCTTATGATGGATTCACTTGGCTTGAATAAACCGAAGGAAAATCCAGATGGCAAGTAAGTCAGTAAACATAACTATAAGTACTCCCTTGGGAGACTTACAGATATATACTGACCCAAAAGAACAGGCTAGAGCTGAGAGGTTAATTGCAGAAACTCCTTCTATCATGAGGAATGCTTATGATAGAGCTACTGAGAAATTCGGCAATCAACTTCTCAGACTTGTGAAAAAATGCCTAAGAACGGGTACTCCTCCAAGAGGAACTCATTGGGATCCTCACTCGGCTAATACCATTAAACGATACGGAGAGCATACCCTTTTGAATTATACGGGTCAGTATTTGAGATCAGTACAAATAGTAAAACAGAAGAATCGAACTTACGTAGGTATACCTACTAACCTTAAGAAAACCAGAAAGGGTGATAGGACTAGTAAAAGAACACTGAACCAAGTAGCTATCATGTTGGAATATGGTTTTAGAGGTGGTAATTTACCTCCAAGACCTCTATGGGCACCAGCTTTCGAACAAGTAGGTGGTAAGAAGGTTCTGAAGGAAACTATAGTAAGAGAACTTCGTAAAGAAATAAGGAAATATAGATAATGGGATTTACAATAAGTAAAAATCAAGGTTCAGGTAGGACTGTTATAACGGTAACACCAGAAGAAAAGAATGCTACGGACAAAGATATAGTTCAGATCTTAACAGTAGAAGCTGTAGATGGGTCAACTAAAGAAGTAAAGCTTATCCACAAGAAAGGGGAAGGCAATTATGAATACACTTTCAGAGTTTCACCCACTGAATTATACTTTGAACCTACAGGAGAAAGTAAAGAGGTTACTATTGTATCTACTAAACAAATGGTAATCAATGGAAAGAAAGTTGGTGATCCAGTTAATATAAATTATACTAGGGAAAACTCGGGAGATGTATCTGGCTCTGGTACTACTCTTATCATGAGCTTAAACGATAATACTCATAATGATAAACTTGGCCAAGTAATTTTCATACAGGATGAATCAGGTAAAACTGTAGTTGTAACTTGTAGACAGGGTAAAAAAGAGAACACTGCTGGAGGGGATATTGGTCTTATCCAATTATGGTCTGGTTCTGGAGTTCCTGAAGGTTATGTACTTTGTGATGGAAGTCAAGTAAGTATAGCAGAATACCCAGAATTATATAAAGCTATTGGAGATAAGTATAATACTGCTTCTACTAAAGCTGGTTATATAAGTGTTCCAGACTTAAGAGGTAGATTTGTAGTAGGATATGATCCAAGAAATTATGAATACGAACGTATTGGTAATACTGGTGGGCAGGCCCTAGTAACTCTTACTCTAGACCAAATACCACCACATAGTCATAAGATTACATTTAAAGAGGAGAAATGGGGAGACAATGCTAGTAATCGACCATTCCCTAATCATAAAATACCAGATTCGGATTATTCAGCTTATACTCAGCCAATTGGTGGAGGTAGTGCTCATGAGAATAGGCCACCATATTATGTATTGGCTTATGTAATGAAAATAAGATAGGAGGTAATTATGGTAAATTCACAAGAGATAGTAGAGAGAACCTTCTATATATGCTTATTGAATGTTCTCCTAGAAAAGAAGATGGGACTTAATCCTGAGGATTATTTACCTTTATCACAAGAGAATGAAAAGAGATTCCAAGAAGATAAGGAAGCAATAGATAAGTTCATTTACTTATTTGGTATAGGTAATAACCAGGTAAGAGGTCCTAAAACATGTCCCAGGATAACTATAGAAAGCACTGCTTATTATCCTGGAGATATTGGAGTAGAGAAATATATCATTGGAGATAAATTAGAGGCAGGCAATTATCAGATGTCAGAGTTCCCGTATGAAACCAAGGATATCACTATCGATATTCATCTGGTAGCAACTACTCAGAATGATATGAGATTACTTCACTCTATTCTTCATGAAGCATTACCCACTAGGGGATATATAAGACCTTACTTCAATGATTTAGAAGAATGGGATAAAGGTAGGATAGCTCCTACTGGGAATCTGTTTATAGAGATTGGTAATTTCTATGACCATCCAGATGAATCCCATGGATTATTGGAAAAGGTATACCAATATGTATGTAAGGATGGTATTATACCAGAAAAACTGGTAGAAATGGGGGATCTAATACCTATAAAAGATATAAGTCTTTTACTAGGACCAGAATACCAAAAGGACGAGGAGATGCTAAATCTCAATATACATGTTTAACTCAAAAATTTACTAAAATGAAAAAGTTAGTGTTTATGCTGATGGCACTCATTTTACCAGTGTCATTATTTGCTGCAGAAGTAGAACCTTCAACTGGTTCAGAGTTCGTAATCAATCTGGGTACCTTTACGGGTATAGTAACTTTGGTATCATCTTTGGTTACTCAGATACTAAAGGTAATCCCAGCTATCAAAGACAACAAACTTGCTAAGATTGGTATATCTGCCTTAGTAGGTATTCTTGTATGTCTTATAGCTTGGGGATTACAACTTACACCATTATTGGAAAACTACCCATTCTATCAGGTATTAATTTATGGATTAGCTGCTGGTTTATCAGGATGTGGTTTCTATGATGTGATTAAGGCTATCGGAGGTTTATTTAAGAATAAAGAAGATTAATTTTCTAATAATACCAGTAAGGTAACGATACTTACTGGTATTAATTAAATTAATGTATAACCTATAAAACACAAGGATATGTCAAAATCACCAAGCGTTGTTTTTAAATTCGAGAACAACAATGTTCAACAGACTACTCCTCTTTTAGGAGTATCATGTTTCTTGGCTAGAACTGAAAAAGGTCCCTATGATGATCCTTCAGAATTAATCACTTCTTTCTCTCAATTCCAAAGAATATTTGGTAAAGAGATTGTACCTGATGGTTCTGTATCTAACATAGAGAAAGCTTTAGTAGGAGGTTCTAAGCTAAGAATTATTCGTGTATTGGGAGCAGGTGCTAAAAAGGGTACCATTACTAAAGCAGAAGACTCTAGAGTATTAGAAGAAGATGAGATTGAATTAGCTTCTGCTATACCTGGAGAAGTTCAAGCTTCTGAAGTAATGAAATTTACTTCTGGAGGTACTAATGTAAGCTTTGGTTTGGTAACTAAAGGGTATGGTGATCCTATTGGTTCTGGAGAAACCTTTAAAGTAGGTTTTTCTAAATCAGTGAATACCATCTTCTATAACATATACGATGCCAATGGTTCCATCCTGGAATCAGGTCCGGTAATTACTTATAAAACTAAGGATGCTCAGAATAAAACTTCTGTAGATTACCTGGCTTTAAGCAACTTTGCTAGTAATTCTGCATACCTGGAACCTAAGATGGTAACCACTACCGATAAGATTAAGTCTTTCGAAAACCTGGTAGCTTGGCTTCAGACTTCAATTGACCAAACTGAGAATCCACTAACTATCCAAGTTGGAGGTAAAGAAGCCACTAGTACTGAGACTATGTTCAATGGTACACTGGGTACTGCTGGTGCTGACCCTACTGCAGATGAATGGATTGCTTCTTTGGATTTGGTAAAGGATTATACAGATGTTTATCAGTTAGCTTGTTCTCATATTCATCAACATCTGAAAACAGATCAAGATGTTTTAAAAGTACATAAGGCTGCTAAAGATATGTGTGCTGAATTGCAAGAATATACCTATTACATCGAAGTACCTAAATATACTACCCATTATTCTGAGGGAACTCAGCCTAGAAATAAGCAGAGCATTATCACTTGGATTAATAACTGTTTGGGTAGTATCGGTAATTCTAAGTATGCGGCCTATTTTGCAGGTGGTATCAAGTACTACAATGAATTCGGGTTACTTACTAATTCAGATGTATTGGGTACTATCTTTGGTTTGGGTGATACTTCTGCTTCTAACTATGGACCTTGGAAGTCATTTGCCGGTATGAATCGTGGAGTAATCTATGATGGTCAGGGCCCAGTAAGTCCTAACTATGGTAGTGATTCTCGTTATAATGAACTAAACGAATTGGCTCAGATGTATGCCAACATGATTGTAATCAAAGATACTCCGTCTTCTGGTAAACAAACCATGTTATGGCATTGCTTCTCTTCTCAAGTAAAACAGGATTCAGAAAGATTCCTTTCAATTGTAAGATTGAATTTGTACTTGAAGAAGACTCTTCGTCCTATATTGAATAAGTATTTGGAAGAGCCCAATATCTGGGGTACTTGGAAGAATATCTATCTTGAGGTAAAACCAATCCTAGATAATCTGGTAGATGAAAATGCTATGTCGGAGTATACATGGATGGGTGACCAAGATGCTGGCTCTTATTCAGAACTCTCTGTAAATAATGAAGCTGATGTCCGTCAGGGTAAATATAAAGTAATCCTGAAGTATAAGGATATTGTTCCTATGCAAGAAATTACAATTAACATTGTAATCGATGCAGCTTCTAAATCAGTTAATATTTCAGAAAACGAATAACATTAAAATCATAAAACATGGGAGCAAAAGTAAAGAATCCTAGAAAGAAATTCCTATGGAGCATCTCTTTCCCAAAACATCCTATCAATACGTATCTATTCCAGACTTGCCAACTTCCGGATATTGAGATTGACCAGGTTGCTCATGGGGATGTAAACAGGGATGTAAAAACTGCCGGTAGAGTTACCGTAGGTAATCTGGTAGTAGAGAAACTTTTAACTACTGCTGGTTCAGATACCTGGCTTCAAGATTGGTTATATTCTTGCCAAGATATGATAGCTGGAGGTGGGTTAGTTCCTAGTGAATATTGGGAAACTGCCATTGTAAATGAACTTGCAGAAGATGGAGTATCTGTCCTAAATACTTGGCTGCTTGAAGAAGTTTGGCCTTGTAAAGTAACTGGCCTTGACTTAGATCGTATGGCTTCAGAAAACACAATAGAAAATATAGAATTTTCTGTCGGTACTTGCGATAAGTATTAACTCTCTTAGTCATTTTCTTACTAGAGTTTTAGGTGGAGGGGTGGGATTCCTAGATAAGGAGTTTCACCCCTTTCTTGTTGATACTTACCGCTACTATGAAATTATGAACTTTTAAAAATTAGATAAAATGGATATGACACTAAGAACCTTAGTATTCACTGCTCCTTCTGGTAGACTTTTTGAAATCAGAGAGCAGAATGGTGAAGATGAAGAAATTATCACCAACCCGGTAGATTCAAAGAATCTTATGAATCTTACCAAGTATATTTCAGCAATAGTAGTTAAAACGAATGCTACTAAGTCAGGTAGATTAACCATAGAGGATGCTCTTAAGTTACCCTTGCTGGATAGATACTGTATCCTATTTAATTCTCGAATCTTCTCACTGGGAGAAGAAGTAGAATTTACTTATAAATGGGATAACAAGGATTCTGTAACTTACTCTCAGGACTTGAGAGAATTTCTTTTCGATTATGCAGTACTTCCTACAGAACAAGAAATGGAAGAAAAACCCAATGCCATTCCTTACTACCCGGGAAGAAAAGGAGAAGATGGATTTACTCTTATGCAATATACAGAGGAATTGAACTCAGGTAAGGTAATCCAATTCGAATTGATGGATGGAGAAAAAGAGTCTCAGATGGTTCAGCTTTCACCAAGTAAACTTACTCGACACTCTACTCTTCTTCTTCGTAATCTTAAGTTAAAGGTAGATGATAAATTTGAGAAAGTAGAAAACTTCTCTCTATTCTCATCAAGGGATATGGCAGAAATTCATCGGTTGGTAAATACAGTAGACCCAATCTTCCATGGATATACTCAAATCGAAAATCCAGAAACTGGGAACATGATGGATTACCCAATTATGGCTGCTCCTGATTTTTTCTACTTGACGGGAGATATAATTTAGAGGAAGATTACATATACATTACTCGGGCTGAGATAGTCTTAGACTATCTCACCTTTTTGTGTCTACCCGTTCGTAAAAGAAAGAAATTCCTACTCATAGCTGAGAATTATTATAAACAAATGAAGAAGAAAATGTCAACATGATAGGAGATACAAAAAGTTTAGTAGAAGTCGGGGTATCAATGGTACTCCGAGATAAGTTTAGCTCTGAAACCGGTAAAATTTCACAATCATTCAACAATATGATGAATGATATGAATGACTGGAACAGGGCTATTCAGATGAGTGCAGGTAATGCTGTACAAAACAGTATGAAATTCCTTGGAGGCATGGCAGAAGCTTATCAGTATTCGGCCAAGGTACAAGATACTATATTCATGGCCTCAAAGATTGCAGGAGCTACAGCTGAGCAACAAACTGAAATGATGCAATTAGCTCAAGCAGTCAATGCAGTTACTCCCTTGACTGCTGCAGATATTGCTTCCGGTCAAAGATATTTAGCAATGGCAGGTAATACAGTAGAACAGATAAAAGATATGACTGGGCCTGCTGCTAAGTTAGCATCTATCCTTGGTCAACCCTTTGGAGGTAAAGGAGGTGTAGCTGACTTGATGACTAATATCATGTCAATGTATGTTATACCTTCTCAACAAGCTACTAAGGTTACAGATGATTTATATACGGCTGTAACTAACGCTAATATGTCTCTTACCGATTTGGCTCAAGCTATTACTTATGCTGGAGCTGATATGGCTAATGCAGGATATGACTTAAGACAGACTGCTGCAGCTATTGGTGTATTGGGAGATATGGGTATTCAGGGTTCATCAGCTGGTACTGCATTAGCAAATATGATTCGTTATTTGCAACTTTCTTTAGCCGACCAGAAAAAGAAAGGGTTTAGTGCATTAACTAGTTTAGGTTTAAGTCCACAAGATTTCTTTGATGCTGAAGGTAATCTTATTCGATTAGATAAGGTATATCGTAAGTTTGGAGAAGCTCTTATGAACAAACCACTTCTGGAAAGAACTAAAGCTTTCTATAATATCTTCGGAGTTCGAGGTACTCGTGATATCTCTAATCAGATTAGAAATATGATGGCGGGTTCTGATAAGATGACTAAGATCTTAGAACAATACGATAAGAACTCTGGCATAGTAGAACAGGTTACTGAGGAAAGATTAAAGACTCCTCAAGGTATCATTGAAGCTTTCAAGTCTAACTTTGAAAACTTAGTAGTGAATATAGGTTCAACTTTAGCCGATGTATTTAATCCCATATTAACTGTATTCACTAAGATATCCCAATGGGTACAAGGAATAGCTGGTACTATAGGAGGTCAGATAGTAGTTAAAGCATTAGCTTGGGGTTCAATTACAGCTTTAGTAGTAAATGGCTATAGGTACTTAGCTGCTACTGGTAGAATGCTTTCTACTTATATGCAACAAACTAATACCCAATCTCAGGCTACAGCAAGTGGAGTTAGTAAGTCTGCAGCTGCAGCTGCAGTATTGGAGACCCGATTAATACATATCACTCAGATTATGAGGGAACAATATTACCTTCAAAAGGCAATGGCTTTCGGTTGGACTGCTGGACCCAGAGGAGGTTGGTATGGGCCTGATGGTAAACGTATTAGGAAGTTTGGAATACCTGGGCCAACATTGGGAGGACTTGGTGGAGGTACTACTAAACCACCTACACCTCCTGCAGGTCCGGCAGTAGCTAGGTTAGGTATGAAAGGGTTACTTGGTAGGGTAGCTGGATTCTTGGGAGGTCCTTGGGGGATGGCTATTGGTATAGCATTACCTCTTGTAGCAGATTACTTACCCAGGTTAATAGATTCCTTAAATAAGAACACCGATTCTAATCTATCAAAGGAAACTCTAACTAGTGATGAATATTTGACCGAGAAAATGGCAAGAGCTATCAGAGCAGCTTTATTGAATGATAAACCTAATGGTACTGTTAACATTACTATTGATGGAGCTCCTGTTGGTTCTGTAGCTCCAGGTGAAACTTTAGGAGTTAATTATGCTACTCAAATTGGATTAATACCTTAAATTATGGCAAGAATATTAGGAAAACTAGCAGGTAAGGTTGTTAAGAAATATAATAATCTTACCCAAGATACTGCTGGAGTACTTACCGGTCCCATAAATAAATTATGGAGAGCTAAGATACACCTTAATCGATTAACTTCAGGTTTACCTAAGGATACTGCTCCAAGAGGTAAACTGTTTAATCCTAATGGGGCTTTGGGAGAAAAAGAAAGATCTTCCAAGAATCCAGTACTTAACAGTTCTCTTCAAAGCATTAGGAGATTACAACTTCAGCATGGGAATATTAAGATTGACAGAGATGATCCTGCTCAAGGTAGGACTGTAGTAGAAAACAATAAACTTTATGGAGTAAGCCAAGATATAAGAAAACTAAACCAGGTAATCATTTATAATACTAATGTTAGCCCATACCAATATATTGTTTTACAGAATAGACCTTTGAGCTTTGACTTTAGAGGAGAAACAACTTGGGCTACCATCAAATCTATGGGTAGAAATACTCCTATGTATCATTATACGGGTTCAGAGGATATTGTACAATTTAATGTATCTTGGTACTGTGATGATCCAGATAATCCTGCTGAAGTATTAACTAAATGTAGGTTATTAGAATCCTGGAGTAAATCCAATGCTTATCAAGCAGCTCCTCCAATCCTACAGATTCAGTGGGGAAATTCTGATACATTTGAAGGTCATTATTATATACTTACTTCTGCTACATATTCTCTTTCTAATTTTAGAAATGCTTCTAGACAACGTATGAAAGGCTCAGTAGATATAAGAGAAGACTTAAACCTGTATCCTGCTACTGCTACTCAAGAATTAATATTCAAACGAGTAAGCTCATATAGTTTATCTTATGAGGATATTGTTAAAAGTAAAGCTGCAGAAAAGACTGTGGGTATTTTTACAACCGATAAAATCAAGTAACCATGGATATAACTTCTTATTTAGTTGGAGCAAGTCCATACGATAATGGATTTACTCTGAATTATGGAGATGGAGATTATTCTTTAGAATCCTACCCATTACTTATACCCTCTTCTCCCAATGACTTTCAGCATACCTTGAAAGAGGGTGAAACTCTACAGAATATCGCTTATAGGTATTATGGAGATTCTGGTAAATGGTATATTATTGCTGAGTATAATAACATAATAAATCCGTTCACTGAATTAAAAGGTGGAATGGTATTAATGATACCGGCTTATGGAAGTTAAAGCAAATAATCCTATATTATATAAAGGCACAGGTACTCCTTACCTAGCCATTTTTGATAATCAAGGTATACCAGTTATGAACCCTCTTACTGGTATACCTTTAGGAGCGTATATAAGTAGCTGGTCATATGTATATGATGAAGAAAAAGAAAACTTAGCTACAATAACTATTGATACTGGTAATCCAGATACTGTAGATGTAGAAGCTTTACAGGAAAATAGAGATATCTTTTTACAGTGGGGATATATTTTTAGTGATGGTACATTTGTATCAAGCCCAGCTATAAATATCAAAGTAAGAGATTTCGATTGTATCTTTGATTCTACAGGTACCCATATAACTATCAAATGTATCGATGGTACAAATCATCTTAGGTTTATGCCACCTCATAAACCCACTGAGGATACCGATGATAGTATGGTTAAATTCTTGGATTCAGGATGCGGATTAAATGTTGGAGTAATAATAGAAAGGTTTGAGTAATGGCAAATATAATAAGTAATCAAGCTTATGAAGCTATACAGGTACCAACAGAAGTTACTCCTGAAGTACAGGGTACCATTCTGTATGCTAATCAATTTAGTGGTATAGGTCAAGTTGGTATGCCAGACGATTTAGCTGAAGTACTTAATTCTAACTTAGGTACAATAGGTAATAATGTTCTAGTTCAACTAGAAGCTAAAATGGCTGCCTATGGTAATGGGCCTTGGTATGTAGATAGTAGAGATGGGGTAATTTACATACATAACCGTAAGTTTCAACAACCTCCTCATCATACCTACATATTCCAAGCTGAAAACGGAGAAGTATTAAGAGTATCTTTTACTACTCAAAGATCTACTAAGCAGAAGATGATGCAAGTGGGTAATACTATAAAACCTGAGGATAAGCAAATACAAATCCAGGTAAGTTACATCGATGACCAACAGAATGAGATTCTACATGACCCACTACAGTTAGATGCCCTATCTACAGTAGATGTGCAAAGCCCAGGATTATTTCATAGATCCCCCGAAGTTTTAAAACCCCATGTTGATAGTAAGGTAGAGAAATGGAAAGAAGATAGATTGAAATCCTTAGATGAAGAATTGGCTTCTAAAAAACAAGCTCAAAGACTAAAGACTGAATCTGCTAAGAAAGAATATGATGCTAAGGGTACTGGTTATTTAGATGCAGGTGGTGGATTAGAGTCTATGTCCGATACAGAATTAAGGGATGCTACTTCTCAAATGCTAGAGGAAGCTTATACTAAAGGAGAACTAACTAATATAAAATCTTCTATTGATGCACTAGTAGCGGGAGGAATGGACCTTACTTCTGCAATGAAACAAGTATACCAGGGTTTAAATTTTGTATTCAAAAATAAATACACTGAGGTATGGACTGAAGTTTGGGAAGACCCTCGTTCGTATTCTTCTGGAGAATTAAAGTCTTCTAGTCGTGTGAATAGTATGACTGAACTAAATGCCGAGAAAAGGAAAACTCAGGAGGGGCTAGCTAAAATGCAAGAAGATCCAAATATCATTGTCTATCCTTTAACTCTTCATGAAGAATCCTATTATCCTCAAACTTATAATCCAGTCCAAGCTGGTAGAGGTCCTGGAGATAATCATGGGTACTATCGAAGCCGAGTAAAGGTATTCAAAAAGGTAAAACAGCTTTTGAAAGTACCCGCTTGGAAAACTCTTACTAACTTATATGATAGAACTGGAGGAGTAGGCAATAGAGAAAGAGCAATGAGGATAAATGCTAATGGAGGTTTAAAGATAACCGAGAAAAAGCTGGTCTGCCAAATGCAAGTAGTAGGAAGACCTTCATTAAAAACCTCTATGGTACTTCAGCTTTTGAACGTTGGTAAAAGGTGGTCAGGATATTGGTATATAAAGAAATGTACTCATAGAATGGATGCTGGTACAGGATATATTACTGACTTAGAATTAGTTAGGAATAATGGAACAGCTGGCTTTCAAGTTGCTGCTGGTAATATTAATACCCAAGATGTGGTATCTAATAATGCCAGAAGTCAAGGAACTACTGATGTAGGTAAAAATAAAGCTGGAGATGCTCATTCTTCTGATTTTACCATAAATGCTACTAAGGCAGAATATGAAGCCTTCAAAGCCTTGGATGGTAATACCGAAGAACAAAGAAAGTTTGTTCAAGATATGGTTATCTATAGGGAACAGAATGCTAATACTCCTACCAAAGGTAATGATGGCATCATAGAAGTAGAAAGAACTGTATACCAATCTACAGGTAAAGATGGAGAAGACGTAGTTACCATTACTAATGTTAAACGTAAAAAGGTAGAAGCTACCAAAGATGTATATCGAAAGTATAATTTCAATATAGATTACATTATTAAACAGATGAACCAAGACTTTTCTAAAACCGAATGATATGGCTTATGAATCAGCAAAAACAATAACTGAACAAGGATTAGAATCCTTGGGAAGATACTATTCAGTGTACAGGGCCATGGTAGTTAATAACACAGACCCAGATCATATGAATCGTATAAAAGTGGCTATACCAGAGGTAATGGGAGGAATAGTACTCTGGGCTTATTCAAAGGGTCAACATGGATCTACTGGGTCTGGTTTTAAAATGATGGCTCCTAAGAATGGTGATATAGTATATATTACCTTTGAGTATGGTGATCCCAGTAAACCTCTATGGGAATATCATGGTTGGGCTCAAAACCAAATACCTGATATCCTGGATGATCCCGATACTATGGGTATAGTTACACCCAATGGGAATAGAATCTGGTTAAATGATAAAGATGGATCACTCAAGATGTACTTATATGGGTCTGCTACTATTTACGCCGAAGGCCCAGTAAGTATAAATTCTAAAGCTCAAGCCTATGTGAATGCCTCAAAGGTTATAGTGAACCAAGGTAATAATGATGGTATAATCAATATCAATGAATTAACCCAGAAACTAAACCAATTAGTTTCAGAGATAGAATCATTAAAAGCTCAATATAATTCTCATACCCACTCTGGTATTCAATCGGGACCTGCAGTTAGTGGACCTGTTATTACTCCAGTCACGAAACCATTTTCTACTTTTAATAAAACAGATTATGAGGATTCTAAATTTGTACACTAATGGCAAATAACTTATACACTAATATTATCGGTATTGGCCCTTTGTTTCCAATACGGATTACTGAGAATGAAAAGGGAGAGAAAGGTTGGTATCCAGTAAATGGAGATATTGAACTTGTTCATAATAACCTATCTGCTCTCCTTTGGTATGATATAGGTCAAAGATTCAGGCAAGAAGATTTTGGTACTAGGCTATGGGAATGTATAGAAGAACCTAATACCCAGGCTTTAGCTTTCTTGGTAAAAGACTTCTTAAAGAAAGCTATCTCTACCTATGAAACTAGGATTACTTTTAAAAGCCTGAATATGAGGTTAGAGGGTACCAAGCTTTTCATCGAAATGAATTATGTAATTAATCAAACTGGTAGCCAACAGGTATTGGGTATTAGTTATGATAGGTCTGAAAATATTTTAAAACCTTACTAATATGATAACGAATAAATGGCTAAACCCTTATCAGAGATCCTTTCAACAGATTAAAGCTAAGCTGATCGAATCTCTTACTACTATCAAGGATAAGAATGGTCAGACTCTTATCACGGATTATTCCGAGGGTAATATTCTGATAATTATCCTGTCTTTGTTTGCAGCTATTGCTGAAGTACTTCATTATTACATTGATAACGTGGGTAGGGAATCTTTCTTATCCACGGCTCGGCGTTATGATAGTGTAGTAAAGCATGGCTTATTGGTAGACTATCATCCGAGAGGAGCAGTAGCTGCTTCAGTAGATGTAATCCTAACTCGTGATCTTACAGGTAGTAATATTGCTTCTAGGTTAACTATCCCAAAAGAAACCCTCTTTACAGATGTTAACGGTAACTCCTGGCTTTCTGCTAGAGATGTAACTTGGTATGCTAATGTTACTACTTGTAAAATACCTCTGATTCAACATGAGAAATATAATCAGTCTGGGTTGTCAGGATTAGTAATACCTTCAGAAGGTAGGCCAGAAATTACAATAGGTAAATTACCTGATGGTAAATATTATGAGCATGGTACAATGCAATTATCTATTGATGGAACTACTTGGACTTTAGTAGATACCTTTGCTTATTCTAAACCTTCAGATAAACATTTTATGGTAACTGTCAATGCTAGCCAAGTTGCCGTAATAGTATTTGGAGATGGTACCTTTGGTTCTATACCTTCTGCAGGTCAAAAGATAACATCGGCAAGTTTCTATATCACTACTGGTATTCAAGGCAATGTACCAGCAGGTTCTATTGTACAAACTCCAGCCATAGTAAAAGCTTCTATATCTGAGGCTACCACTAGTAATCAATATGCTGCAGGAGGAGGTTCTAGTTATGAGAACTTTGGTATGTTAAAAGAACATATACCCTTGAGTGTTAAAACTCTTGGAGTAGCTGTAAGCAAACAGGACTTCGTAGATTTAGCTATGCTAATAGATGGAGTAAATAAAGCTGCCGTAGATTATGAATGTGGAAGAAAGCTTACAGTATATATCAGTGCTGATAATGGTGGAGTAGCTGATTCTGCTATGATAAACAAGGTTTATACCCAACTATCACAGAGAGCCCCCTTAACTACTTGGCTTCAAGTTAAATCTGCAGGATTAGTAGATATAACCTTAGAGATAGAAGTAACCGGTAAGAAATCTTATAAGACCAACGAAATCCAAGCTCAAGTTCTGAATGCCTTATACAATGCTTATTCTATTGAGAACTCCGAGATTGGGGGCAAAGTAAGAATCTCAGATATTTATGCTTTGATTGATAACCTATCTACGGTAGATTACTTACATATCAAGAAGTTCTATATTAAACCTTGGCCTGTTACCATATATGGTAACAAGGAATTACTTCTTGGTCAGTTTAAATTAGAGAAAGCTAATGGGTCCATGACCTATTTTATAAACTTTACTGGAAGCAATTCATACACTGTAAAAGCTTCAAGTGGAGGATTCCAAACTACTGGCTCTGTAGGTAGTACTATAAACATCACTGATAAAAATAATGGTATCACTTTCTCTTTGGACATACAAGCAAATGGCTATCAACAGGGATATCGTTATTCTATTACTATCTCAGAACCTAATATGGATTATGAAGATCCTGGATATAACTTACCTGTATTCCAGAAATCTTCTCAATTAACTTTAACTGTTCACGAAACTGTTTAATATGATAGACCTTAAGAAACTTATAGATTTCCTACCTTTTGAATATAAAGACCAAGACACTTATAAGGTAGATGGAAAGGGTATCTTAGAAAGGTTCCTAGAAATTTGTGGAAGTTATTTTCAAGATAATATATCCGCAGATATTGAGAGTTTACTAGGAATAACTGACTTTGATACCTGCCCAGAGATTTATTTGAATTACCTTTGGGAAAGCTTTGGGCAATTACCTTTTGCAAGGTGGAATAATATTGATGAAGGGGCTTTTAAAACTTATTATAATGGTCTGTTAAGTGAAGCTGAATTAAATAGCCTTAAGTCTAAATGGGTTTTACCTAAGAAAGGGGCTTTAGCTTTAACTACTAAACAGATAAGAGATTTACTCAAGTATTCTATATCTCTGATAAAGATACGAGGTACTTCTCAGTTCTTTGAAATACTATTCCGAATGTATGGGTTAAACTGTACCATTGATGACCCCGCTAAATCAGGTTATGATGGTTGGTTAAAAACACATCCTTACTTTGACCAAGATCAGTATTATGATAAATCTAACTTTGATAACATTTACGGTTGTAGTCAATGTATCAATGTAACCTTCCATATAACTGGACATGGCTATTCAAATAACTCGGGAGAATTTATAGAGTTCAGAAAAGCTATAGAAAATATAATCGATAGATTTAAGCCTTATCATGTAGGAGCTACTATTGATTATGGTTTTAATATAAATGATAATTATCTGATAACAGCCGATTTTGTAGACCCAAATATAAACACTATTCAGCCTGGGTATATAACCTCTGTACCTATTAAGGTTACAGTCTCTAGTAATTATCAAAATGCCGACTTAAGGTATCAGGTATCTGGAGATGGTAATACTTGGGGTTACAAGAAATATGAAAATGGCACTATTTTTAATGCCACTATAGGTAATCAGACTTATTATTTTAGAAGTGTGGGAGACCCGACTAAAGTTACCCAAGTTCATGTAAAATTAAAGGAAGTAGTCAAATCCTATAATATATCGGTTAATCCAACTACACTGCATATTACACCAACTAATAAGGAGGTATCTGCTACAGTTACAGCTACTCTTTATCAAGAAGGTAAACAGACTCCAGTTAATATACAATTGGTTGGGGAAACTGAAGTTAAGCCTTCTGGTTCAACTTATAAATTTAAAGAGCCAGGTACTTATGAATTCCAGATTGTAGAATACCCAGTAAAAAGAGTTTCACTGGTTGTTACTAGAGAACCTAATAAATACAAGGTTAAATGTACTCCAGAAGAATTCAAGCTATCAAGTAATGTAACTAGTTTAGCTAAAACCCTACTAACTATAGAAGATGATTATGATGAGGAAGGTTTGGAATGTTACTTGATTGGTAAAGATGATACTAGGTATAAATCTGGGGATACTTTCCAAACATTTGGTACTGGAGTTTATAAGTTTGCTTGTAATAAGGATAATTTAGAGAACTTTGATGGTATAGGAATATTTACCGTATATACCAGTATCTCTAAATTCACTTATCATTTATCTAAAGAATATCAAACTTTATCTTTAGAGATGGGAAGTGGATCTGTAAATCAAGAACTTTACTTATCAGTAACTCCCTCTGATGATCCCGATAATCTTATAGATTATGGAGTTAGTATTTATTGTGATAATACTAAGTTAACCGATATTACCTTGAATAAATCTGGTAATGGTAAAGCTAGTGCTACTTATTCATGCAATAAACCGGGAAGTTATAAAGCTGTATGTAAGGGAGATCCTTCAGTTTATACTACTTGGTCAGTATATAGTTATACCAAACCAGAAGATCCCTATATTTATATCGAAGCAGTAAATCCTTCAGATCCTAATTGGATATCTCCAAAGGATTGGGCTAATACTCCAAATAACCAGAAGGTAAATGTATCATATCAACTTGCTGAAGGTAAGTCGGTTACTATCCGAGTAATGCCTTTCGAAATAGAGGAATATGATTCAGTATTACTTATGGAAACCGGAGCAGAGTATAAATTCGAAGAAGTTATTACTTTAGATAAAGCGGGTACCTATACCTTTGTTGGTAAGGGTAATAAAGACAAGAAGGCTACATTAGTAATCAAAGACTATAATCTTGAAGTTAAGATAAGTTGTAGTCCTGAAAGAGCTACTCTAAGTGGGCAAGGAGAAGGAGAAGTATATACCACTGTGGTATGTTCTTCTAATCATAAGGATTTTATAACTGATGTAAGATTAGTGGGTCAAGCCGATTCACATCCAGTACCTTATGAATTTAGAACTTCTAATCCTGGTACTTATATATTTGAAGCTGTTAACAAAACCAATGTAAGGTGTACATTTGAAGTTACTTTAGCTTTTGATGTACAACCAAATGAATTGGTTTGGAACTCTGATGATATTAGCAGTAAAACTTTCGAAATAGATATACCCGAAAATACAGCATGGAGAATAACCCCGAAACCTCAGGAATAAATCAATATTACGACATGTATACTGAAACATCCACTACATCTATAGTATCTAAAGGATTTACGGTAGCTTTTGCTACAGAGTGTCTTCAATTGTTATATGACCTTCGATGGATGATCCTATTAGCATTCATATTGATAATTGCCGACTTCTGGTTTGGAATGAATGCTAGTAAGTTAAAGGGCATACCCATTAGAAAATCCAGAGCTGGAAGAAGAACTTTTAATAAGATAATAGATTATATATGTTACTTATTAATGGGAGCAGTTCTTGGTAAGGCTATTGGAGAACCCTATGGGTTAGATCCCCTAGTAGTATCTATAACCGTATTGGTAGTATGTTATGGATTCGAAGTGGATTCTATTTACGGTCATATATGTACATTACACGGAGTAGAAAAGAGATACAGTATCTGGAAGATACTTTGGTCTATAGTAACCTTGAAGTTCAATAACTTATCTGAAGCTTTCAAGGATATGTCAGAACAATCTAGGAATTATAAACAATCTAAAAACAATAGTAACAATGAAAACGTACTTTAAATATGAGGGTTTGATTAAATCTAAGGAGGCAGCAGAAGCAATTGCTGCCCCTGTTGCTCTTGGCCCATTCTGTGGATTCGGCTCAGTTAAGGTATCTGGTAATAAGCTATCAGTTCAAGCTAAAGCAGAAAATGGTAAGGTATTCAAGAATGATGTAGCAGATAGAATTACTGCTAGATATATGGTAAAGAATTCTGAAGATGGAGAATCACCTCAGATAAACTTCGGATGTATTTCTAGGGATGGTTATATATTCATCTCTGATGATGAAGAGATAGTAGTAGATAATATCCAAGGTGCTCAAGGGGCTAATTCAGATATCTTCTTATTCGCAGTTCATCAAGAAGTATCAGAACCAATTGAAAACCCTATTACTTTCGTAGCATATTGGTCTTCATCTTATGAAAGCTTATATACTCTGTATAAACAATCACAGAATCCTTACTATCCCTTAGCAGAAGACAAAATCTCTTGGGATATAGTAAAGAATAATCCTGCTTCACATGAGAAATTAAATTATACCTATCTTAATTCTCAGGTAGAGGGTGCTTGTGAACCCTACAGAAATAGTAAGAATACCATGGTACTGATTGGAGTATATGGTTCTGGTACTGATGCTAATACGAAGGAGTCAGAAAACTATGCAATCATCCCTTATGGAGGTTGTTTCCCTCAACCACTACCCTTTAACTCAGCCTACAATGGGATCATGACCCATTCTATTCAAAGAGTAGAACATGTACTGGAAGGATTCGGAGGTAAAGATGACCAGACTAATGGTATAACTAATCTACAAGAATATCTTACTAATCTGAAGAATGAGCTTATAGAAATGATTAAAAACTCGGCTTCTTCAGTTCCCACTGGATTAATCGCTATGTTTTCAGGTACTACTCCTCCAGATGGTTGGGCATTCTGTGATGGTATGTCTGGTAGACCTAATCTATTGGGTAGATTTGTAGTAGGGTATGATCCAAGTAATCAGGATTATAATACCATTGGTAACATGGGAGGAGAAGCCCTAGTAACTCTTACTCTAGACCAAATACCACCACATAGTCATAAGATTACATTTAAAGAGGAGAAATGGGGAGACAATGCTAGTAATCGACCATTCCCTAATCATACTAGGCCTGACTCAAGTTATACAGCAGATACTCAGCCAACTGGTGGAGGTAGTCCTCATGAGAATAGACCTCCTTATTTCGTACTAGCTTATATCATTAAACTATAAACCTATATAAACTTTTAAAATTATTAGGGCTTTATTTTATAGAACAGCTAATCGCTTTCGTCCAACACACAAGTGGAATTCTTATTGGGAAATAAGTTACACTGGAAAGGGAACCTCATGCACTGGGTTCCCTTTTTTTATATTAGTAATGTAAGTCTTCTTTAGCTTTCTCTTCCCAATATCTTATATCTTCTTTAAGTTCTGAGATATATCTTACCGAAGATTTAGTTCTAGGCATATCAAAAAACTCTACTAATAAAATGTTAGTGATACGAGAACCATCCTTGATTCTCTCTTTAATATAGGGAGGAGGACTAAGCAATATCTCGAAGATCAAATAAGCATCGGGAGATAGGTTCTTCTTCATATATTTATATAACATATCAAGCATTTCTCCTTTAGCTTTCTCTTCTTCTGTATCATCTTCTAGTTCTTTATCATTATCGAATAAATCTTCTAATTGGTAAAGATTCTGATGATATTCTGCTCCCTCTCCATAAGCAGTTCTTAATAAATGATTCTTAAAGGTACTGAGAGAAGCTAGTATCCTTGCTTTTAAATGTTCTTCTTCACAAGTACCGTAATATTTATTAAAGACAAATAACATCTTATCCCAGAAATAAGAACTTATGATATCGGGTGTAACATTAAACCTCCTATTATCAATTTGCTTAGTAAGACGTCTGATAACTGGTTTACAGATTTTATACATCCTATCAAAAGTTTCCTTATCATAATTTTCTTGCATAGGCTTCAACCTATGTATCTCTGATCCGTTGTTGCCATTTTCCTTTATCTTCATAAGTCTATGTTTTAAAATGATATGCAAATATAAGTATAATAAATCAAATATAAAATAATATATTAATAAAGTTCACCTAGAAGCTGAGGATTAGTGAGTACTAGGATGAGAGTCTATATGTACAACTCTAACCGAGACTATAGAAATCTATATGATTATACTTAATTATATTGCAATATGAAAAAAGATAATACCAAGTTTGAATTTGACACCAGCTTTCAATTAGAAATCCTAAGGTATCTCTTAAAGGATAAAGAGGGAGGCTTAATAATCAAAAAGATTAAACCAAGTTACCTAGTTCTGATTGAGCATTCTTTAATTGCCGAGGGCATATTTAAGTTCTTCAAAAAGAAAAACAAGATGCCTTCTAAGAATATCCTTAAAGAGGTTATAAAAGAATTACTTGAATCTAAAAATTACGTTGACCTGGTTACTAAGGATGATATACCTAATATCCATAAAATAATCGATGACCTATATTCAAATCCCTTGAATGATTCCGAATACATTCGAGAAAAGATATATCAATTCTCTACCTATGTAGAGATGAAGAACTTGAATGATTCTTTTGATTTGGATAACTTCGAACAATACGAAACCTATTCAAGGAAAATAGAAAAGATACTTCAAAACTCGAAACCCAAGAAAGATGATGAACCTATCTTTATGATAAGGGATATTACAGAGAGACAATTCAAACGTCAAGCAGAACCATCTGTAATACCTTGTCCATTTAGACAACTTAATGATATTACCAATGCTGGAGGTTACCCAGAACATTCAGTAAATGTTATTCTCGATAAACCTAAAGCTAAGAAAACTTTCTTCATGGTAAACTTGGCAAGAGGGTATTTAAGAATGAAGAAATCGGTTTTATATGTAGATACAGAAAATGGTAAAGAACAAATCATGGACCGATTTATTCAATCCTCTATCAATAAAACTAAGAAGGAATTATACTCGGGTGAATATGATAAACTCGAAGCTAAACATCTTCGTAAACTTGCAAGATTTGGAGTTGAACTAGTAGTTGAAAGAGTTCCTGCAATGATTACAGATTGCAATTATATAAGGGAACTTATAATCAAGTTAAGAAACCAGGGTATTAATATTAAAGTACTAATGGTGGATTATGCAGGAAAGCTTGCTTCAATTGCCAGAGATAAAGAGGATTTCGACCGTATATCGAATGTATATATCGATATTCAGAACCTAGCAGAAGAGATGGACTTAGATATTGTATGGACTGCTCATCATATTACCAGAGAGGGTAAGAAACATAGGACTACTAGATATGATGAAAATGATATCTCGGGTTCTATTGCAATTGTTCGTAATGCTCATACAATAGTTGGTCTTAACTCTACTGAACAAGAAGAAAAAGATGATATACTTCGTTGTGAATTAGTAGTACAAAGAGATGGTTTACCTAGTGGTAGAGCATTATTCAAATGCGATGTTGAAAGACAAAGATGTGTAGAGTTTACTAAAGAACAACGTAAACAGTACGATGAATTATACTCTGATACTCTAGATAAAATAATGAAAGGGCAAAAGGGAAATCCTGATGCTAACGAAGAAAAGTATAATAAGAAACAAGGAGATATATAAACCTAAAACATTAAGATTATGATTAAGAGATTAGAAGGAATTCAAAAAGGACAGAAGGTTTACTTAGTACCTTCAGATTCAAGATGTACTCCACAATATGCCGAAGTATATTCAGTTGGTCCCAAGTATATCAGGTTAACTGGAGTTAACCCAGATTTAAGGGAGTTCTTCTCTGAAGATGGAAGATCTGCTAAATGGGGAGGATGGGAACTTTTCCTTTCAAAGGAATCCTATGAAGAACACAAAGAATTACTTTCACTTAGGTCACAGGTAGTTACTTTATTTGAGCAAATGATACTGAAATGCGAAGACCTAGATAAATTACGTAGGCTAAAGAAAAGATATGCCCAATATGATGACCCATTACCATTTTAACCATGAGTAAGATCACTAATGAATTTAAAACCAAGCTCTACAATTATTTTATTAAGAGCTTGGGCGCTTACAAATATAAACACGGTTGGATGAAATTACCCGTATGCCCATTCTGTCATAGGAAACATAAGATGGGAATTAATCTTTCTATGTACCGTACTAATTGTTTTAGATGCAATTATCATATGAATCCTGCTCAACTAGTAATGGATGTTGAAGGATTTGATACTTATGCCGAACTTTTAAAATTTCTAGATAATGGAAACTTTACAGACAAAGCTTTCTCAGAAGAGAAGATTGAATTATCCGATGCTAAGCCCGTCTATCTTCCAGATGGGTTTAAACTCATTAATCAAGGAACATCACAAGTTGCAAGAAGCATTAGAAGTTACATGTCGAGCCGTGGGTTCACTATCGAAGAATTATCAAAACATGGTATCGGATATGTTGCCACTGAGGGACCTTTTTTTGGGTACCTCATCATACCATATTATTATAAGGGCACGCTCAGGTATTACAATGCGAGAAATATTATTGGACAAGGTCCAAGATACAATAATCCAAATAAAGATATTACAGGGCTCGGAAAAGAATTTATTATCTTCAATCAAGATGCCCTCGACATGTATAGCTCGATATTTATCTGTGAGGGAGCAATCAATGCACTTACTATGGGAGACAGGGCTATTGCCACCATGGGTAAGGCAATCAGTGCTTACCAAGTTAATCAGCTTATCAAATCTCCAGTCAATAGATTCATATTACTTCTGGACCCAGATGCAATCAAATATTCAATCAACTTGGCTTTCAAATTGGTCGCTTATAAAAAGGTCAAAGTTATACAATTGCCAGGAAATAAAGACTGTAATGACCTAGGCCGTAAAGAAGTACTTAAGTTAATATATAATACTAGGTACCAATCTTATCAAGATTTAGTGAAACTCAGAAACTCCTTGGATTAAGGATTTCCTATTATATTATATAAATTAATATTAGAAAGATATGAAACAATTATTAGAAGCTATAAAAGCTAAATATCTATGCCTCCATGATTGGGAGGTATTACATAAAACTGAATATGTAACTTATTGGGAAATCCTATTAAAGTGTAAAAAGTGCGGTAAACTTAGAAAGAAAAGAGTATGAGAGATCCTTCTATTCATATAACTAAGCATCAATTCGAAAAGATCCTATCTCAGTTAGAGGTATATAATTTTCCGATTGATGCTTTCTTTGTTATTGCCCGTAAGGAAGCAATAAATACTAGAGTTGTAGTTGTTACAAACAATAAGACAACTAAGAAAGTTTCTAACATTTTACTAGCATCTAAGGGAGATGCTGCTTTAGTTGCTGATATTATATATGCAACTCGTATAAAACTAAAGCATAGAGGAGTTAGAAAGATAAGGGAAACCGAACCTAGGAATTGGGCAGTATGTAAAAAGATAGCAGAATTCTGTAATCAATTCTGTGAAGATTTTCAATTAGATACCCGGGAAGGTTTTATTAAATATATCGAACTAGGTATCAAGAAAATGGATGGCAATTATAATAACCTTTTAAATAGGTTATCAGCCATGTCGGAAAAGATTTCAGATTTATATTCTGCTACTTTAGAAATGGAAGAAGATTCTGGTAATGCTAAGGTTATACATGACTACTTTATAAAAAGAGTAGCTGATGTTACTGGTATTTATGAATCTTTTACTAATCAACCAGATAAGTATATACACTTTGTAAGATTAGATAAGTTCTTATCAGAGAAAGGGTGGGACCCAATTCAATTCATAGATTCCCAATTCGAATCACTTGCTTGGTGTAATGGTTTACCTGAACCTAGTCAGATGTATAATGACAAGGCTATCGAAAGGTATAATAAATACCTATTTAAACATAAGAATCATTCACAATCAGAGGAACCTAAAGTAGAGGGAAGCCTCTGGTCAAAAATTAATAAATTATGAAAGCTTTTAAAAATCGTTTAGAAGAGATGGCAGAAGCCACTGTAAATGCTTTGGATTATTCCGATAGCAAAGTAGAATACCCCGATATTTCTATAGTTCAGAAATGGCCTAAGGAAATAATATTACCCTTGTATGATTTATACAAGAATACTAGGTATTCAGAATTAACTTCAATTCTTATGTATACTCAGCATCAGGCTAGGTTTGAAGAAATAGGAGAATTGATGCTTGGTATCGGATTAGTAGAGATGGTACATTATGATAAGCTGGGAGACTTCTTATTAAAAGCTTCTGATGTAATGGACACCGATATACCAGGAAATAATCAGTTAACTGTACATCCAATAATAGATCTTGGTACTTCAGCAGAATCTGCTTTAAGATTATCATTACAAGCAGAAAAAGAAACTCTAGAAGAATATTATAAAGTATTCGATTCTTTGAATAAAAAAGAAGAGTATATAAAGAGAAGTGATTATATTTCAGTTACCTATCTTATCCAGAAATTCATTGCTGATGAAGAATATCACATTTCTCTTTTAAAGAAAGCTCTGAAAGAATACGAGGATTCCGATGACGAGCCTAAGAAATGTAAATCAGTAACAGTAATCATATGAAAATCATAATTCGTAATTGTAACGTTGCAGAATTAGATATACCTCTAAAATATGCAACTAAGTTATATAACGAATTTGCTATCAGACACCCCAATGCCTTTTACCTCCGTACTAGGCAACGGGGTATGCAAAACTGGGATGGCAAAATAAAGTATATAACCAAGACTGGTCAATTTAAGATAGGCTTAATTCCTTCAGTATATAAAAGATGTATTGAACTTGGAATTAAGCCTATCATAGTAGATATGAGACAACCTTTACCTAAAGTCAGTAAAGTTGTAACTCAGATAGGTAAGTATAAATTAAGACCCGAACAAGAGAAAGCTGTTAAGGCAATCTTATCTAATAAACTAGGTGAAACACCTTTTCAGATTGGGGTATTAGATTATACAGTAAATGCAGGTAAAACTCTGATTATGTCTGCCTTATATTTATCATATAAGAAGCAGTTAAAGACTTTGCTTATAACTAATGACTCCGATTGGTTAAATCAAGCTAGAGATGAATTTAAGCAATATCTACCGGGAGAAGATATTACCTTTGTTCAAGGTAAAGTTTTAAACTGGAGTAATTTTACCATCGGTATGGTTCAATCTATTTCTCGGAATATGAAATATTATCAGAATGAACTTGCTAAGATTGATATGGTATTAATCGATGAAGCTGACCAAGGAGGTAGTAAGCAATATCAGAATGTGATCACTAGGTTATTTAATACCCGAGTTAGAATCGGATTATCTGGTACCATTTATATGAGTAAACTTGCCAAGGATAAAGTTAAGAATATGAATTTACGTTGTTTCTTTGGCGATGTAATAGCAGAGTTTAAACTTAAGGACTCGATTAAGAAAGGGTATTCAACAAAGACAATTGTAAAAACAGTAGAAGGTAAACCTTGGTTTGGTAATTGGGAATCAGATTGTATGTCCTATAATGAAATATATGATGATTCCATTACCCATAATAAGATTGCCTGGACCATGGCATTAGATAGGTTGAAATGGAACCTTAATCAAGGTAGATATCCTGCTCTCGTAGTATGTAAGCATATTGCACATTGTGAAAATCTATATAAATTCTTTAAAGAAAGACTAGATAATACCCATAATATTGCTTATGTGCATGTTAATACTCCTACTAAATTAAGACAACAGATAATGAAGGATTTTAGGGAGGGTAAAATAGATATCCTTGTATCAACTACAATTATTGCTCGAGGTAAAAACTTTCCTAAGCTCAGATATCTGTTGAATACTGCCAGTATGGATTCTCAAGAAAAATCAATTCAGTTCTTAGGACGATTGGTAAGAAAGGATGAATCCAAATCCAAAGTTTACCTAGATGATTTACATTATCCTGGGAATTATTTAAGTAGGCATGGGAATCATAGAAGAAAGTATTATCAAGATCAAGGACTTAAAGTTATCCGGTTAAGTAAGCTCTGGGATAAGTACCCTAGACATAAGCCTTTTCAAGGATAATAATTTCTGACTATGAGTATATACTTTTTCTCCGTAGGAGGAAAGGTATATTACATGTTACGTTAAGAGGCATTAACCATTAATAATCATAAACAATGAAGATTCTACAAAAAATCAAATCGTTATTCAATTGTTCTGTAATACCTCCAGAACATATATTCAATGGTATAGGAATAGAATATATAACTCCTATCAAAAAATCCAGGGATAAGCCTGATGAAGTTCGATATTATTTTATGATTCATTTTCAATCTGGGTTAGTAATCAAAGTTCAGATATATACTTCTGAAATAGAAGTACCACCCATTCTTCTGTCTATCAGGGAACTATTTATAAATGGTATAGGACATTCATATATTACTCTGTATCAAGATGAGATGATGGATGTTCAAATCATAAGATATTATCATAAAGAATTTTAAATTGGGAATTATGGCAAAGAAGAAACAAACTTTACCTGATATCAAGAATCAGGATCCCTTAGAACCTATTAATATTGCAGAACTGGGTTCTAATTCAGATCCTTGTTTTGGTATTGGTTATGACTTATCAACTAAAGAATGTAAACTATGCGGAGACTCAGAATTATGTGCATTTAAAATGTCACAGAATATGAATATCACAAGGAAAGAGCTAGAACAGAAGAATCAATACAAGGATTTGGATGTATTAGAAGACACGGTTGGAATCAAGAAATACATCCGAGGCTTGATTCGGAAAGGGAAAGAAAGAAAAGAAGTTATTACCAAAACCGTTGAGAAATTCGAAGTACCAAGAAAACGTATTAGAGAACTTTATAAGGAATGCAAAAAATAGAAATGATATGGGCTATGTTCAAGGTATACCTTAACAACCAAAATTACTATGTGAAACAAGAGGATATACTTGCTAATGTATGCGGCAATGGAAGCAGAGATGTAAGGAGGATGATGAACTCTCTTGGTATTCACAAGGGAGATCCCTCAACATTAACTTATGGTCAACTTTTAAAACAATGTAATATAATATGAACAAATTCAGATTTATCAAAGTAAGAGACGTAAAATCTCCATCAAGAGGAAACGAAGGAGATGCCGGTTTAGATTTCTATATCCCTGAAGATTTAACTCTACAGGATTTAGTAAAAGCTAATCCACAGTTAATATTCCATTGTGAAATACCTGAACCTGGTAAAGTAACACTTGAATATAATTCAAATAACCAGGTACAAGTAATTTACATTTCTCCATTTACCAGAATACTTATCCCATCGGGTATCAAAGGTTTATTAGAACCAAGGTCTTCTATGCTGATGGCAGCAAACAAATCTGGTATATCAACTAAGAAAGGGCTTATCTATACTGCCAAGATAGTAGATTCTCCCTATACTGGAGAGATTCATATCGGTATATATAATACTTCTCATGAGTTTCAAATAATAGAAGCTGGAACCAAGTTAGTACAGTTTATTCATGTACCCATTTATCTTACAGAACCCGAAGAAGTAACTCATGAAGAATTCTACAATGATGCTCAGTATTGGGGAACAAGAGGTAACAATGGATTCGGATCAACCAATTAATAATCATAATATATGGCAACTTTAGATGAACTAGCGAATAGGATATCGGTATTAGAGAATCGATACTCAACTTTAAACAGTGTAGTGAACGGACATACTACCGAGATACATAATCTTGATACTAGATTAGATACTGCAGAATCTAAATTGAATAATCATGAGGAACGGCTTAAAACTCTAGAAGTTAAAGTAGAAGATCACGAAAGAAGACTACAACTGATAGAGAATTCTCATATAAAGTATACAGTATCAAGAAAGGTAAAATATCCCAAGAAAGCAGATCAGGGATTCTATTTGTATCTTCCTGAAGACCTTACGATTGATATTCTCATGGAATACAATAACGGAGTAATCAAACAGAAATGGAACTGGTTGAATAGAATCTTTAATCCTCAGGGATTTGGTAAAGTATCTTTCGACTTAGATAGAAACAGTGAAGGACATATTAAAACCATCGTTCTTGGTCAGAACACAAGGTTATTAATACCAACTGGTATTCATATTGAAGAATTCACTCCAGTTAAATCCGTACTGAAAGCTGCAAATGAAGAAACTAATTCCATCAACAGTGGGTTAGTATACGGTATAGAAGTACTTGGTCAAGTTCCAGGAGATGAAGTAGTGGTAAGTGTATTCAACCCAACTTCTGAGATTATTGGAATCGAAGCTGGAAGTGTATTAGTTCAAGTATTACATTTATTCTCTTATCATACAGTACCAGAAAAAGAATAGTTACTATGGATATTTCTAATCTGAAAGAAAAAGCCCCTGAAATCAAACAGGGGCTTGAACTTGAGAATATGTATGAGATTGGCTATCGTCAATTAGACTGTTATAAACCCTTAGAAAGGTTACCAGAATATCCCATGGATATTAACAGTACTAAAAATCAATCTCTTATGAAAACCCTTATATCTCAAGTAGTAGAGGAGTTAATGGAGGGTTATGAATCTACTTCTAATATAAATGATATTCTAGAAAACAAGGGATGGAATACCAATTTATATACCGACATAGAAGAGATTCAGATAATCAACAATCTACAGAATGCTAATGAAGAACAAGCAGATGCAATAGGATTCTTCTTATCAGCTCTGATATATGCTAATATATTGCCAGAGGATATCTATAGTTGGGCAAACAAAGAACTGACTAAAGGGCAAAAGGCAGTAGAAAACTTAGAAGATGTAATGGCATTCGGTATTCATATGATTTTAGAGATGGATGCCGTTAGTAGTATATTCAAAAATTTCAAGCTAATATCCGAAACAATTGAGGATAAAACTTCCGAGTATATAAAGGGATTCAAGGAAATGAGTCCAAATTTGCATACTGATGAGAAAAATATTTTGTTTCAGATAGTGTATGTTTTGAATCTTGCTAGAAATACTCTTAAGAATCGTACATGGAAACAGTCACCAGTAATAACTAAAGAACTAGAATTCCAGGATAGGCTGGTAGAGGCATTCTATTATTATATGGGATTCCTATCAATAATGGGATTTACTCCATTGGGTATATACGAGCTGTATTTCAAGAAAGAACGGTTGAATGAATGGAGAATCACTACACAATATTAATGAAAGGAGGTATTTGTGTCAGGTTGGAATAAACAATTAAATGGCTTAGAGCTTAATACAGAAGAGCAAATCCATTCATTAGAATTTGCTACTTCACAAGAAGCATGGGAAAAGTTAAATGAAGGATTTCTAAGACTAGAACCATCTTTATTTGCAAAAGGTGCTACCGCAAACAGTGGAGTAGCTGTGGTATATAACGTATTTATAAAAATACGTAAAGCTTGGGTAGACCCAGATTTTGATTATGGTAGATGTTTCAATTATAAAGAGACTAAGTGGACAAGCTTACTGAACAATTACATTGATTTCAATAAGCTTGATTTATTGCGTAGTAAGCTGAGAGTACTAAAAACCAAGTATAATCAGAATTACAACGTTACTTATATGTTTAATAATCATCACGATAACGGTAAACAATGTTTAATTGCTGCTACATTCTCCAAACGATTTGGGGAAGACATACCTGTTATTACAATGGTAATCAGGGCATCCGAGATAACAAAAAGGTTAATCTTCGACTTCTTACTAATACAACGAATGGCGGAATATGTGTACGGACCAGAACAATCAGTACAAATCAATTTATTTGCCACTCAAATGTATGGGAATGTAGAAACACTTCTGATGTATCATACTCATAAACCTTTGAAGAAGGTATTAAAGGGAACTGATAAGGAAAATTCTTGGATAAAGAGGTTGAATGAGGTATTTGATAAATTTCAAAACGGTAAAGAGAAAGATTTCTCTAGTTTTAAGGTATTCTTTAGAAGTTTTAAAGTGCTTCGACCAGATTTATATAAGGAAACATATAAATCTATGAAAGCAAAGGAATTACTTCTTGAATATGAAGATATCGAATATCCCGAGAATGTAATCTCTTACTCTCAACGTAAAGCATATAAGAAGAAACTTTTAAAACAGAAGAAATGAGAATTTATAGCAGTAGTTATGAGTTAATGTCTGAAATGGGCAGAGAACTCAACAGTTATGGTCAAACTGTAAAACCAAAGACTTACCAGAATAAGAATATTGAAGGTAATGAAGATTTTGTAACTAAAGAGATCATTTGCCAACAATATTGCTTAACTTCTTTGCAAGATCCAACGTGGTTATTCTTCTATTCAAGGT